TAATCTTCTTGAAGATGGTCCCATAGACCAATATTAATGTGAGACCATAAGATATAAGAATAAAGTATAATAGTTCCATCACTCCCTAGTAGCCCCACACACTAATAATATTATGAGACTATATGATATAATAATGAAGTATGCTAAATGCTCCATTACTCCCTATATGTAAAACTCATTCCATAAGGATTACGAATGTAAATTGACTGCATAGCTCCCTTAACATCACTATGTCTAGACGAATCATAATCTGTCGATTCAGACTCGCTTGGTTCCACCAATCTAGCATTTTGAAGTTTTTCAAATTCCTCAAGGTATTCAAAATATGGCTTTTCTTGCTCAATAAATTTAGCAATCGACATCAAAGAGAATTTGATAACATTTAATTTATCGCTTTCTAAAATTTGAGCCTCCATTGAGCCGTGGAGATTACCACCTTGAACACTTTCGTGAGATACTATTCCTTTTTTAATTAGAAAATTGAATAGTTTATCCTGAGTTTGGTATACTTCGTTAGTAAGGTCTTCCTTTGGAAAAGCTAAGATTTTCTTTTTTTCCACCATCAAAACAATATCAATGTCTGGATGGTCTCTAACAACAATATCACCACTCAAAGTTTTTCTAGCATTTAAACTAAAAACATATTCATCGGGCTCTTCTTGATCACCAATTATAATTTGGATATCAGCCATCTGATTCTATCTCCTCAACGAGTTTTTGAATCCTTAGAATTCTTTCAAGAACTTCCTCATTAATATTTTCTTTCTTATATCCATCGATTAAAGAAAGCACCTTCTTGGTGGACTCAACCATTGAAAGATCCGCACTGATTTCTTCCATAGTTAGAGATTGTTCTAGTTTCTCCTTGAGTCTTCCTATTTCCTCATTTAGGTATACCTTCAAGCCAACACCGTTGTCAGCAAATGAATAAATGTATTGTGTCAACAAATCTCTCTGCTCTTTTATAAGATCGCTGTAAGTATCATTGAATTTGCTTATAAAAGTGTTAAAAGTTAATTTATCGATTGGCTTCATTTTTTCTTTTACAACCTCTTCCTTAGAAGTCATATCTTTAATAATTTGCCTTTCCAACATAACCCTTTTCTTAACAGTCAATTCATCATTAAAAATTTGTGACAATGTTGCTAAATCTTTATAGTTTGGCACAAAGTTGGAAAAGACACTCTTGGTTAATTCTTTATTGACCTTAGATATTACCTCGCTCTGCTCATCATATACTTGTTGATTCTTGAAACCTCTTGCATAGACAGTCTTAGCTTCATAAAGAATCCTTTCAGCAGTATCGTAGTCCAAGCCCCTGCTTTCTAAGACATCTTTATAAAGTTGCAATTCTTTTCCGAGAAGTGAGTCTTTTTTAAAATGTTCTTTTAAAATTGAAAGGATATGTTTTTTCTTACTGTCATTATCGTTGACAACGTTTTTAGTTAATTCTTTAACCAACGTTTCATATAAAAACGCCGTATTTCTTTTTTTATTATGCCTCAGTTTCATTATTCTTATTCTCCAATTCAGATATTAATCCCCTCACTTCATTGTTTATTTCCAACAATAAATCCTCTTCGTCCTTATAATTAGTTTGCTTTTCCTCTGTAATTCCATTAGCTAAACTTTTAAGAGGATCATATCCTGGAAAAAGTTTTCTATTCGTAGCAAATTCGGGAGTATGGGTTCTTCTCATATTTACTGTTCTTCGACCAGCGCCGTGCTTATTGGACTTAACAGGATAATATATTTTGCCTTTTGCGCCTGGGGTTACATAGCCATCATCTCTTTTACCTGGTGGTGTTGCCAATAGATCTGGTGTCTCGGCTGGGGCATCGGGAGGTGTCTCAGCTGGGGTATCAGGGGGCGCTCCCTCATCTCCCGGCAAGTCCGTTGGTATATCCCCGGCTTCGCCACCTGTTAAGCCTGGTGTGTCAAGGCCAAGAGCGTCACCTCCAGCCATTTCTGCTTCAGCGACGGCATCAAGAGCCGTTAGGAACTTGCGGTCTGAAAAGATCTCTCTTTGGTTGCGTACAAATTCCTCTTCTGATAAATCAAAAATATTCTTTGCAATCCAGCGGCGGCTAAAGTATCCCTCCGTAGCTGACGCGGCGATATCAAATTTTGTTTTCCAATGCTCCAGTTCTTGAAGTTCTGCTATTTTTGAAGGATTGTTCAACTTAAGCTTGAAAGAAATTAAGTCTCTATTTCTATATCCAAGAGAATAAAGATGTACAATTCCAATTTTCTCAAGTTCAGAAATAACAACTCTCTGCAATCTTTGAATTGTTCTCGCGAAACGAATATCCTTTTGAGCAAGAGTTGTTTTGTCCTCTTCTGCTCCTTCTCCACGAGAGAGATAAGATTGTGGAATCTTGAGAGCAGAAAAAAGCTTGTCTCTCATATATTTGATATCATCGATATCGCCTGTGTATGATCCACCAGCTAAAGTTTCAATCCGAGATGAGTTACCACCACGAACAGGAATGAAATAATCCTCCTCAACAGAAAGTGGGTTGTATCTCAAGTCAACACGACCAGTATCTTGATCAACCACTTGGTTCCTCTTCATTTGCGTCATAACTTTCTGCATATATTGTTCCACATCTTGCGGCGGAACATTGCCAGTATCAATATAAAACACACGACGCTCAGGAGAACGAACAATACGATAGGCCATAACGGCATCTTCTAAAAGAGTTAACTGACGCCAAATACGACGGGCAGGCTCTAGGACAGACGTGCCATAAGGAGCGAACTTATCGTTTCCAAGAATTCTAAAGTGTGCAATTTGCCAGTTTTCAAACGTCATCCCGCCTTGATTCCATTGATACTGAACGTAGTTGGGGTTTGTTTGATCTTCTCCTTCCACTCTCTCTATTTCATTAAAAGGCAAACCTATGACATTTTTTACCCCCAACTCCTCATCAATATCAATATACAGAAACATATCTCCATATTTACACATTGTTCGACACCAACCAAAAAGGTTGAAATTTATATTCATAATATTGTTGAACAAAGAATGGAGGACAGTTTTTATTTCTTCGTTTGGGCAATCAATAGATATGAGCGGCTGCAAATCAGATGAGGTTGTCATCTCATCTGCGTAGATATCTAAAGCAGAGGCAATCTCGGGTGTATATTCCATTTGATCAAAATCGGCATATCTTTCAACGCGATTTTGAGAACCAATAATATTTGATGATAGGTTTTGAAATGGACTATATGAAGCTTTTTTATACTGCTGACCGCTTAAAGATTTAAAAGTTTTGGCAAATTTATCAAGCTGTGTGCGGCGATACTTTCGTATTGTTTGTGCTCGATAATCAATAATTGGACCAGAAAAGATTCTAGTCAGCCTTTTAAATAAGTCTGAATTTGGATTCTTAGGGTTCTTTTTATTTATTTTTGGTGCCATATTTTTTAACCTTTAAATAGCCAAGCGTGTTCTTGTCTCTGTTTGATTTGTTTTGATTTATTAATCGCCTTATGTCCCGTCATACCAGGTATCGTAGTATTCATAACTATTGAACTTTTTGCAAAAGAATTCATTAATGCTTTTGTATATTCTATATCTTTTTTGTTTGCTGATAATGCAGTATCCCTCACCCAACAAGCAATAGCTAGAGCCATCACTAGATCGTCATTATATCCTCGCATTGCCTCTGGCTTATTATTGTTCCAAACAAACGTCTTGATTTCATTGAGAAGGCGAGAAGAATATATACTAATTATGTTGTTTCTGATGAATTCCTCTAATTTAGCCAAAATCATTGGCCTTGTTTTACTGGAAGTTGTGAAACCTGGCACACAATCCGTCCTTCCCTCGGCTACATATTGCTCCACATATTCGTGTGTAGACTTAATAGAATGATACACATTAGCATAACCTAGTTCTTTTATTTTCTCAATAACCGTATACCCAATGTTATTGTTTTCCACAACAAGCATACAGTCACCGTATTGTTTGCCAATATCCATCAAAAAAGGAGCATAGTGGTCAGGAGTCATCTTACCTTGGTACTCAGCAACAATCTCCATTGTGTTGAGGTTTATAACGTGAAAAACAGAATAATCTTTTCCATCCCCTCGGGCAACGTCAGCAGATATTAAATAAGAACAAGAAGGGTCGTACTGTTGCCACATCCAAAGACCACGATCAAAACCAGTTCTATATTCTGGCTCTTTTATATTGTTTTCTATCTTAGCGATATCATTAGGATGAATTACTGTCTCACCAGACATATTAAAGTTGCACTCAAACTCTTGTGCAATCTGTCGTCTGGACATATTCTTTGTTTCTTTCTCAAACCATTCCTGATCTCGGTCAGGGTGTAGATCCCACATCAACCTAACGTGATGAAAATCGTTTGCTTGCAATTCTGCATCAATATAAGTTTGATGAAACCAGTTACCAACACCATTGGGTGTTGATACAACAATGCAGCGACCACCAGTTGAAATTGTAGGATAAAGACCAGTCCACAATTCATCAAGACCCTCAACGTGAGCGGCCTCATCAATAACCAACAACGACAACGCTTCTGAACGACCGGCATCACCAGAAGTCGAAGCGGCTTTAATTTGTGATCCGTTTGTCAATTCAAATGAACTTCTGTTATCAACAGAGATACTAGCTATTCTAACCCATTCTGGCAAAGTTTTAATGATTGCCTTGACTTTTTTTACTAAATTTGATGCTGTCTGAAACTTTGTTGCCATAACAAGAATATTCTTGTCACGATGAAAAAGCATCAACCAAGACACATAGGCAGCAGTAATAGTAGAGATACCCATTTGCCGAGCCTTCAATACAATGTTGAAGCGGTAATCGTTGAAGTCTTCCAGCAATTCTTGTTGAAATTCGTATGTTTTGAAAGGAACTAGGCCGTGGATGGGGTGGGAGATTTTAGCGTAGTTATTAATAAAGTAATAAGGGTCTTTGCCAGATTTAACGATCTCCTTGATCAGTTCCTTTTTGGATAATTGATAGCTCATTCATTTTCCGATTTCATCGAGCGACGTCATTCTTACCCAAAGATAGCCAGTTCCTAACAGAGTCGGTGAGGCGCTCCTCGCTGGCCTCTGCAACTGGCGTTACATCTCCAATGCCGCCAATCTTATAAACCCTGTTTGCTTGAACCCAGGTTCGTACCCTTGAGGTATTTTGAACGATAGCATTAACTTCACCTTGTGCAGTAAGGGTTAAAGTATCGCCAGTAACCTTCTTGTACTCTTTTTTAATAAAGCTGGAGATTTCATTTATCATCGATTCCAATTCAGATTCAAAATTGCTATCGTGAACCTCTTTTAATTGAACCTCAGAGTGATAAAGGATGTGTAACTCATCGCCGTGCAGCTTAACTTTGAAACCATCCATAACACGCCTATCGAGAATTGGATCGCCCTGCTCTCTTTTTAGCCCAAAGCTGTGAGCCTCCCCGTCATCGGTGTAGCTTTCTTTATGCCCACCATCATACGAGTATGCCAGCGCTTGAGAAATGCCTCTAATAATCTCTAATGTTGTTGCCATTTTATTCTCCTTTTGGTCTCCAGCCAGATTTCCAGCGTTCTTCACGCCCATCTACATATTGATAATAACATTTAAAACAGCACCCATACTTATTCATATATATGTCGTCCTGTATTTTGAACGAATATGCCTTACAAGTTGGACACGTTCTATTGCTCTTCTTACTAAGTAGTTTCTTTGGAATGAAAATTCCATCCACTTCTACTTTCTCAGATTTCTCCTCCAATGATTGGAGTCTCTCATAATATCTTTTTTGTTGTTCAATGTATTCTTTTTCTTTTTCTTCGTCCCAACCTTTCTTTGGGTTCTGGATTGCTTCGTGGCCATATTTCTCCGCGATGGCCTTTTCAAGTTTAACAATATAATGTGGGTCGTCGTATTGTTTCATCATTTCAAACCTCGGCTTTATTTAAATGATTCCATATCTTTTGATTTATATCCTTACAAATATATTTACCTTTCAACCCATACTCTTCTTGCTTTTGAATCCAAGCATCTTCTAAGTCTTTCGGGATATACCCACAATGGTCTTCACCAATCTTAACGCTCTTAGTATAATCAAGTATCTTTAAATAAGCACCAATAACATTTTCATATTCCTCTGGTGAAGCATTAGTTCTTAACCATCTGTGAAGCGCAGGGTAATTGTTGGTTGTCTTTCTAGTCAACTCAGCACCATATAAACTGCCAAGCAACTTCAAAGTCTCATCTGGCGAACTGGCAACCAACTCTCTAGTTCCTCTTTTTCTAATTCCAGAGATGTGCTCGTAAGTATAATCTTTAATTAAGAACATTGCCAACATAAGTTGTGTTCTGTGCAGACCTTTTAGAAATTGATCATCTGCTGATGGGGGATCTGAATGATAAGCAAACTCTAGCCAGTCTGCATTGCCAACCATCCAATCAATCTGGATACCAATATCTTGTTGTTCTCCTTCTTCATTGAACTGAGGGAATAACGAGAACATCGTGCCAGGTCCAATCTTCTTTATATTAGAAATGATCATATCTGACTCGTTGTTGAAATACTTGGCAAGCTCTGTTAAGAAAGCACGCCAGCCAATCTCAGCGTCAGTTCTGGTTCTCGCTCTTCGCTTGAATAAGTCAAAGGTGCTTTGCCAAGCATCAGGATCAATGTTCCATTCTTTTAATCCTTCGGGAGTTACCACACCATCTTTAAAAAAACTTGTTGCATCCATTGCCAAATCGATGTCGCCAGATATTGACTTTTTACCGACAGAACCTAAATAACGAAATTCTGCAAAGACATCTTTTTTAAGAGGGAATAATTTATTTAACTCTTCACGATATTTATCAAGAGTTGGTTTTATATATTCCAGAGGAATGCTGGCAGCCTTTCCATCAAAAACATTTCCGCCCTCGTCAAGAAACTTTCGCCAGTTTTCAAATATTAATTTCATTTCTGTCCCCTAAAATAATCCACGAGTTCTTCTCTTGTTGGAACCTCTGGACTATTCAAAAACTCTTTATATAGCCACCCATCTGGATTTTGTTTTCTATTTTCGCTCATCCACTCATAAGAAACAGAACCAATATCGCTGGCTCTTTCTTTATTACATATATTACAAGCCCACGCCAAGTTCCAAAGATCTCCCTTCAGCATCCTTCGCGCTTTGCCATTGTTGCCAGCGGCTGATTGTGGTATGATGTGTTCAACTGAAATTATTCTATTTTCGGTTAGCCCGCACCAACAACAAGGTACCCCTTCGGTGGCCTGTTTCTTTATCCACCTTCCTACTGGTCTCTTCACATCTACTGGTAAAGCCTTGACCCAATCAACCCAGACCGATGCGATGCTTGTTTCTTCTTTCAAGTACTTTCGCCAGTTTTCAAATAGTAATTTCACTTCTGCTTCCTATAAACCGGAATCTTTTTTATCCCTAAGCGCTTTGCTGCTTCCAATCTATGGTGTCCATCTAGCACATAAAAAAACGATTCACTAGTTCCACTTTTTTCTGTTGGGGTGTAATCCTCTTGCCCTTTTAGTTTGTAGGTCACAACAGGCTTTTGATTACAAACTTCTATAGGGGGAAAATTACCAGAGTCAATTTGTTTCATTTTTTTTTGAATTACCTCTTCGCACTCTCTTGAGGGACATTCGTGCTCTTTACCGTGACCCAATTCTTCTGTTGGGATTAATGTGGCAACATCAACGTAAAAAACCCGCTCATTTAAAAATCTTTTCCAGTTTTCAAATAGTAGTTTCACTTCTTGTTGGTCTTTTTAACAGAGTTGATATATTTTCTGTAAACGCCAGCAGCGGACTTCTTTCCGGCTGCTTTGGCTCTTTGTTCCATTGCAACGGCTGCTTGAATTTTGTGAGCGTGTGAACGGCCTGACCTTTTAATCTTATTAACACTTGCTTCTGCATCCTTTGCGGTTGCAAACTTCAATCCGTGAATTGTCCCTTTTGGATCTTCATCGGTGTAAAGATCACTGTGTTTTTTAGACTTGGCGGGTTGTCCTTTTTTGCGAGGTATTCTCGGGTTTTTCTTTTCATTGGTTCTCTCACCTTTTTTAGATCTAGTTTTTTGGTTTTTGCAGAATTGCTTCATTGTAAAACCTTTTGGATTAGCGCATTTGTTTTTTCTTTTAGATCGCTCTTTTTCTGACCACTTTTCTTGAAGTGTGGTGTCACCAATCTTTATTGTAATACCGGAGGGTTGCCCACCATTTAGCGACATCATACGATCATAGGCGTTTGTTCTTACGTCTGACAGTCTTCCCAAATACCCATTTCTTCTCAAGACTTTAAATGCAAGGTTTTCTGGAGAAAACTCACCTCCTTGTTCCAGTCCGCACTTACGAAAGTCTCTGATTCTATCTCGTAACCGAATCGCCTCTTCGCGGGCTTCTTCGTACCTTCCGGCAGCAAATACGTCCTCGACATCTTCTATCAAGTCCATAAGCGCTTGTGCTTTTTTACCAACTAGAGGCTCATCGATTGTAACCTCTCTATAAGTTGGCTTTGTTTGCCACTCATTATACACTAGGGAATATATACCGGTTGACATATGTGGCTCACCAGTGTCTTGAACATAAAGCTCCACTTCGTGTGGGCCAATCTTAATATTATGAACCTTATTCCAATTAGCCCGAACACTTCTAAAATAGTCTTTTACTAAGTCCATAGGAGCATTGATATCATTAAAATTTACAAGAATGTGTAAATCAATGTCAGACTTTTCTGACCAGTTGTAGTTGGCTGCAGAGCCAGTGATAATTATATCAACAATTCCAGCATCTTTTAAATCTAAACCACTCCAAAAATCATTGACAATATCGTGCAACCTACTTGCTACTTCTGGTCGTAGTTTTTCACCATCCCAAACTTTTGGATTAAGTTCTTTCTTTAATTCAAAGGTTGAGAAATCAAAGTCTAATTCTTCTAGGTATTGTCGCCAATTTTCAAAAAATAATTTCATTTCTTTAGTTCTTTTATATTTGCCTGCAAACTGGTAATGTTTGCATCGGCTGCGTTGGCAGCATCTTTATCCATATTCTCCAAATAAAATCTATTAATATTATTGGACAATTGTTCAATTTGATCGTAGATGTCAAATAAAACTGTACCCAATCGTTCAAAGTAGTTATTTGTTATCTCTCTAAGTTGTGTTTTTGATCCAAAGCCTAGTGTGCCAATTAAGTGACCACCGTTCACAACGCAGGACATCTTAAGACCATCGCCGGTACCACAATCGGTTGCCTTTTGTTTACCTACATCACCAGCATCAAAATCACCTGCCACCCCAAGCTCTGCACTGCCAACAGTAAACTTATAAAAATCAATTGATAAAACCTCTTGTTCTTTGTGTGATTTGTTTTTAATCGCAACCACGTATGTCACTGGCTGCCCTTGTTCTCTGATTGATTCTATAAGTTTATCATAAGAGCCTCCCACATATTTTTCTCTTCCACCAAAGAGAAATTTAAGACTCCATTTTTCTGCTTGCCCTGCGGCTTGAACTTCCACGTCAGCAATTTCACCCTCAACAGCGGGGATCATTTTTCCACCCAACATTGCAGAAAGTAGTGATTCAAATAGAAAACCACCAGTTTGTGGGTTGAAATCACTAATGACAGAGGCTAAGACCTCTAGAAACATTAAATTAGATAGAATCTCTGATACGTCTTTTTGTTGCTGACATTGTTCTTCGCAGTCAACAACAAAACTGTTTAATGAGTTAAGTTTTGCTACAAAGTCGTTTCCTGGAATTCTTGCTATAAAGTTTTCAACTAACCTACGGTCTTCGCTATCGGGCTCACCCCACTGATCTGATATTCTATATCTGGGTAATTTAAGAGAATATTCTTTTGTTTTCTCGGTAGTTTCTGCCTCAACGATAAACTTTCGCCAGTTTTCAAATAATGGTTTCATTTAATTACATTACTCCCTTTGTATAAATAGTCGCATTTTTTAGTTGTAGAAACTAAAAAGAAAGAATGGCTTTTTTGATTAAAGTAATCTCGTATGATTCAAAGACTGTCTTATAATCATCTATTTCTTTCATATCTACCCAAGCATATTCATCGTGTTCAAAACTTAACACGACCTCATCACCAGAAAACTTATTAGTGATGAAATGATATATCATCCCAAAACTATGCTTAGACCTTTGTAATAATAACTTTAGATCCTCTGGATCTACCGACAATCCACTTTCTTCCAAGGTTTCTCTAACTGCACCTTGTTTTGGTGTTTCACCATCTTCGACGTGACCACCAGGTGGACCCCAGTGGCGTGGCTTAAAACTAGCCCCTTCTCCTCTCAATAAGAGAAGGATCTTCCCGTCCTTGACAAGAATAACATTTGCTCCCCTGTTATTCTTTGACATCCCTATCTTGATCCTTATCATTTGATTTCGCTAACTGCAAACGCAATACCAATTGTCGCTGCAACGCCAATAATAATACCGCCAGCAAACCACCAGTGACTATAATCTCCATTATCTGCCTCCAAGGCTATTTCTGTAAGCCTTTCTATCTCGTCGTCTTTAATCTCCATTATAGAGTTATATCTTTCTTGTAGTGCCTCCAAGCTTGCAACAGTGCTATCCAACGATAAATTACACATTGCTTGTTGTCGGTCTTCTGCGTATTGGATGCGAAGTTCGCACTCTGTTTGATTTGCTTCTTGTTCAGCGAGCATCTGTGCAACTGCTGCTGAGTTCAGGAGAGTTCCTGTAAATGGTGCGGCTTGTCCTTCTCTGATGTCTGTTATAACTGGCTCTTCGTCTTGTGCCCAGACAAGGGGTTGGAAGGCCAGTAAGCAGATTAGAAAAGGGATTAGTAGTCTCATCATCTATTTCTTCCAACATATGCCTTTATTTTAGTTGGATTAAAAATAATCTCCCCTCCTTGGTCAATATTACTACCTTTTAAAAAAGCAGCAAAAACTCTATGCCGACCACCTAAAATATCAACAACCTTGTCACCTTCCATTTTAAGTATAACTGGCTCGTGTTCACCCTTGCCAAGACCGGGCAATGTTTTAATAATTCGTTGTATTTTTTGTTGATACTGATCCATTGGAAAATTTGGATTTAAACCTAAATGTTTATCCATCAAAAACTTTCTCTCTTCGGCACTCAAATCTTCCCACTTTAAATCCAAAACAACTGGATTTTTAGTCCAGGTTAAATCATAGCGGTCATATATTTCTTTGGCATATTCATCAGTTTTAAAAAACTTTTCTAAACCTATTTTATTTATATCATCTGTTCTATCAACAGCATAGTCTTTCACCCCCTCGTGCCCATACATATCATTAAATACAAGATCTGGCAAATGAGGGAATACTTTATTTTTGAGGGCTTTTTCAAAGCCTTTAAATCTTGACTCTATTAAAAAAAGCCTCCAATTTTGCATTACAAATTTCATTTAGTAATCTCATTTATTCTTCCATCGTTTCTGATGGGACAATCAGATAATCTCTAGCCTTGTTAAGATAGTCTGACGCCAAAGTCAACTTACTCATCCACCAAGAAGGAAGTTCTTCATCAGGACGACCCTCAAGGGCTTGCAGGATTTGTACTGCATCTTCAGTGGCTGTTTTTAGTTTCCTAATGGCTGACGGGACATCTGTGTGTCCGTCTTCGTTTATGTTTGCCTCAAGTTCTTCCTTGATAATTTGTTTGAGTTGTGTTTTTGTAATCTTCATTTTATTTTTCCTGCAACTTTGCCAACGTCCTCTCGTATGCTTGGATATATGCTACGCTTTTCGGGAGCATATTTGGATTAGAGCCTAACTCTATTTGGGCCTTTCTATCGGCCATTATTTTTTGGTCTTTGGGTTTGCCGTCTTTCGCATCTTGTACTCCCTGGAGTCCGGCTTTGTATGCTATTTCATATGAAGCCCTTTGTATCCAACGCTTACCGGGTTGCGCTGTCGGAGGGGCTGATTGTTCGCCTTTTATCGCATCTTGTATTGCCCGTTCTATGTCTTTTTTTGTTTTTTCCGTCTCTTTCCTATAGTATTCCTGATCTTGCTTGTATTCCTCTGGGGTTTTCCTGCGATAAAATGGTTCTCCTCTTGTACTCCAGGATCTTCCAGTAGAGCCGTATTTGACCAGTTGATCGTCGCGGTATGTATCATATTCCTCTTCACTGAGAAGTTGTAGTTCCTCTAAGATAATCTGTTTGAGTTGTTGTTTTGTAATCTTCATATTAATCTCCTATCCTAATCCACATCGCCCAGTCGAAGTTCCTCGTCATCGCCGAGATCAAACGCCGGTGTGGGTGAGTCTTTCGCTACCATATCACCAATATGATCCTTAATCTTAGATATCATACTGTAGGCATCAGCAGCCATTCGGTGAATTTCATTTAGAGCTTCTATTCTCCTCTCGACCTCGGACTCGGAGTCTCCACCATATAAATCAACTTGTTCTCCAGACTCCATTGAGTCTGGTTGGGTTATCTCCTCGATGTCCTGAAGATGTTTAGTGATTGTTTCAAGATCAGTGAGTAAGTTCTCGTCATCTCCTTTGTATTCCTCTTCCTCTAAGCTTCTTGCAAGTTCTTCCTTAATGATCTGTTTGAGTTGTGATTTCGTAATCTTCATTTTAATCTCCTTTCCTTGCAAGAGACTGATCATCGTGAATTATTTTATCAAGATCGGCTGCAAGGGGTGAGCCGACCCCTTGTGCGAGGCCATAATAATCTTCAATAGCTCGCATCATAACTTCGCGTTTGGCGTCATCGAGATTGGTTGGTTTTACAACTGTGAACTTCCCAACGGGCCTTTTTTCCCACTCAATGTCGCCTTCTTGGATTCTACCAAGTTCTTCTTTGATAATCTGTTTGAGTTGTGATTTCGTAATCTTCATATTATTTTCCTCTTTCGGCTTTGCTAATTTCTACAGCACCAAGTTGTGCTAGGGCTGCTTTTTTAGTTCTGTGTGGTTTTTTAGAAAGATGTTTGCCACTCTTTGAAGTTACAAAATAACCACCCTTTACTTTTTTTATTTTCTCTTCTAGTTCTTCGTCTTTGCTTCCTTTTGCCTGCCATTCATATGACACCTTATCTTTTGATATCGGCCCGCCAGCAGCCCAAGTATAACAGGATCTTGCTGAGTGGCACTTGAAGTGGTGCATCCAACAATATCCTAAATAGCCCTCTTCATCCTCAATCGGTTCTGAAGTTGGACCAGGCATACATTCTAACATTCTTGGTGAGATATCAAAAGCAATACAGTTAGAACATTTTGATTTTTTTGCAACCTCTGGTTCTGTATTCCAGTGTTCTGCTGCTCTTTCCCAATACTCATCGTCAGCAAGATTAAGCGGACCATACTGAATATGCTCTGCTTTAATGGCTGCATTTCTGTTCTTTGTGTTAAGCTCCAGATCCTGTGTGGCATCGGGACACTCTAAACGTGCTTCTGTTTTTCCTATGATAATTTTAATTCCCATTATTCTGGCCTCTCTCCACTTCGCGTGTATCTTTCCTCATCGGATTGTGGTCGTCTTGTAGGTTCTTCCTCTTGAGTTTCTTCACCTGAAGTCCTGTATCTTCTCAACGCTTGTCTAAGTTCTTGTTGTGCCTCAGATGGTGGAGAAGAAGGAAGTTCTTTATCTTCATATTTTTTAACGAACTCTCTGTCATCGTCAGTTACGTGCCAGTATTGGGCTCGCTTCATATAACCCCTAATAGAACTTGCTCTACTTCTAAGATCCCAAATCTCCTGTGATTTTTCATTGTACGCCCTTACATCCTCTCGTCGGATTGGGTTTTCCTGAATGATTTCAAACATACCACGTATTAGTTTTTCAAGATTTTTTCTGTTTGTTACATCGGCCATCTCGTCGCGTGTTTTCTTTAGGTCAGCCTCAAAGACAACCAATGGCACAAGAAACTCTTCAATCCTATATTCCATATCCTCTAGAGATACTAGACCTCCTTGGGTTCGTTCAGCACCTCGACCCTCGGAGGCTTGTATTACCTGCAACCTTGCAGATTTTGTTGCAGAGTCTATTCCGTTGTAAATTGCATAACCCCTGTCTAGAAAACGTTGCTCAATTGTACCCATACTCCCAGCCGTCGTGCGATCTCTTGCAACTTCTCTTTCAGCCTCAGACGTTAAAAAATTATATAATGGGACTATATTTCTTGGAATCAAGCCGTTTACAACAATTGTTCCTTTCTTTAAGGCTCTTACATTATCAAGAGATGTTGCTTTTTCGTATTCCACGTCCTTTAGGTTGTTGATAAATCCAACAAGTTTTTTCATATACTCATCGTTTTTGTACTGTGGATCTGTAGAGATCTTAATTATATGAGCGTAATACAATGTGGCATTTCTCATAACATCATAATTTAAAGCATCGTGGCCTGGATATCTAAACTCCACATATTTACGATACGGTAAGTGTTTGATATTAAACCCCATTTGTTTTGGAGAGGTATATCGTGTAGAGACCTCAACAGCGTTTGAAAGTGCTTTCTTCACAGCATCAAAGTCTCTCTCTGTTAAATCTTTGATAACACTAGTCGTTTCTTTGTTGTCACCAGTGAGTTTCCAGATACCGGGCCTAACTTCTTGTGCTACTTCATTTTGAACAAGCGTTGCGATGTGATTGATAGCATCTTTTTTAATATCGCCTGCCCAGCCGCTATATCTTCTGCTTTCAAACCCTTTTGTTGCGAACTCGTGATTTAGGAAAAGCATTGCCTTCATTAAATCATAATCTTCAATTGGGTCATCATCTTCGTCCAAGATTCCAACATTGGTATGCAAGCCAGTTCGATTGTCCATAAAGAAATTGTCTTGATTCTCAAAATCTGTGAAGAATGTTTCAAGATATTCCAATGCCTCTTCTAATCCAGTAATATAGGCTGGGTAGTCCATTGAAAACTCAACGTGAGGATCGGGGGCCAACGAAGCATCTTCTTCAAGCTTAATATCACTAGCATATTTTGCCATAAAGTTAGGAAGATGTTCATACATAAGTTCGTGCATATCTTCTGCACCACCTTCGTCTTGGCCAGGATAAACATCGTAACGGTCGTAATATTCCTGCTCCAAATTATAGCCAAAATTGCCTTCTAGGTAATCAACAGGGTCACTTTGAAATTCTTCGTATTCACTATTAGATTGCTCATCTATATACTCATCAATTGCATCATCAATCATTTTAGCCATTGCTGTTAAGTGCGGTGATTGACTATTACGAAACTGATATGCTATGTTCTGCATCGAACTAAGTGTGGCATATCTTTCGGGCTCCAAGAACGTGTCAGAAATGAACGTATCCATTTCATCCATAATCCCCATAATAAGCTCATCGGTTCCCAGGACTGCCTCATAAAAAGTATCTAAAGGAATCACCTTGTCAAAATAACGAACTTTAGGAAACCCAGACCATTCAGCATCTAAATCAAAAACATATCTTTTAAATAATTCAACATTGTCAACTCCTGACAAAATGTGAATGAGTTGTTCTTCTTCATCTTCCGGGTCAAGTTCTAAGTTTCTTTGAATTGCTTTTGTTTCTGTGTACTCCTCTAGCTCTGTTTTAATTAATGGATGTTCCAACAATAATTTTAAGAAACTGTTTGCTTCTCGGGAACCATCTTTAGAAATCATTTCTAGTGTTCGTTGATACAACTCGGGGGCACCATAATCTGCCAGACTAATAGCCATCTCAAACAATAAAATTAAGCGATCTCTACGTTCATTTTGTGCTTGTGGTGGGATTCCAATAACTTCTTGATCAACATATTTGTCTACAAGTCCCTCAGAATCAACAATGTAATCTTCTAAAAAATTATATTCATAGAATTCTGATAGGTCTCTCTCAATTACATTTTGATAAAAGTAGTCTTGATCCAGATAATTTCTGGCAAACTGCTCTAACGTTGGAAGGTCTCCTCTTCCAGCCGCACCGGCTGATTGATTAGAAAGCAATTCAATTTCATATGAAATAGTAAAGCGTTCGCCTGCTTCTAGAATAGCGGCTTTATCAGATTCCTTGAACTCTTGAATCAGTTCTTCTTCTAATATTTCTTCTTTTTCTTCGTTTCTAAATTTTCGCCAGTTTTCAAACAGTGATTTCATTATCAATCAATCCTTCTTTTTAGATTTTTTGCCCCACTTCTTACCTTTCCCTTTCGTTCCACAGGCTGCTGGGGTTGGCCGACAAGCTGGATATTTTGAACGCTTTTCACCTTTTGATCTACCACAGGCTTTGCACTTCTTTCTTCCAGTCTTTGGATCCTTTCGGCAGGTATTGCAATCTACCCAACCTTTACTTCCGCCTCCCCCAGCGCGGCTAAACCACCCGTGGAGCCCAGACTTTTTCTCTTTTGAGTAGTCAGTCCGTGCTTTCTTTTTTTTTTCGTCTAGACAAGCTTCAATTTCTTCATCGATAATACGATACAAGTCTTCCTTGACACCTTTCCAGATCTCTCCTCTGCGACATCTTACAACAGCGCCAGAGGCATATGCAGAAGGCCACACATCGTATTTGCGCTTGGCAATGCGTGTACAGCGATCATCTTTTTTCTTTTTAGCCTTCTTCTTCTTTTTCTTCTTTTTTTTCTTCTTCTCATCTAAGAAGGCTTCAATTTCTTCATCAATAATTTTTTCAATATTATCCATAATTATTTATTCCCTGGAACATAATGAATTCCAAAAGCGTTGCTCAATGCTCTTGACAGCCCTTCAGGATTGTCGTGATTTTCTTTGACGAGTTCCTTTATTCTTCTTTCTTTATTTAGTTTGTTACTCACCAAATCATCTTCCAATTGTTCATCAAGTTGTTCCATAACTTCCTGATGAACACGAATAATCTCATCTCTTTGGGCAATCTCGTTAGCGTGTGATTCATTAAGGGTTTCTATTTGCTCTTCATAAGATTTATTTCTTGTCCTCAACAAGTCTCTAGCCACATCAGATCTCCTACTAAAAAGGGCCGCCAAAGCAAGAACAGCGATCAGGGGAACATACCAGTGGTTTTTAATCCACACCCAAGATCGCTGCAAGAAATGCTTGACTGCCAGCCAAGTCATTTGCCGTGTTTCCAAGTCGCGGCTAAGTCCGCAAATCCTTGAATACCTACATATCCAATCGTAATTGCTGTCCATTGCTCATTATTAATAAAGCCCAAACATAAAAATGTTGAGGCAGTGATCCAAGATAAAAGTTTACGACTGATTATTTTATTGAGCCCTTTATCTAGTGCTTGTTTCATACTCATAAACCCTCCTTGGTAATTACGAGCAACAGCATCCGTCACAGGCACAGTCACAATCGCACCTACACTGCCTACATCCATTTACAATCTTATTCATTTGACAAATCCTCCTTTTCTTCCTCCAGAGCAAACCCATAAATATGCTTCATTATAATCTTGCTCATAGGTTCTTTTAACATTATTGCATTCGCGGCTTGTTGAGCCAGCCCTCGATCTACCTTTGTAACATCCTCAATAACGTCAGCAATTTTGCCTGCAATCTGATCCCTGTAATCAGTTGGATCAGAGGCATACTCGTGTTTTTCCTCTTCAAGAGTCTCTAAAATAACTTGTTTTAATTGGGATTTAGTGAACTTCATATTGGTCTCCTTGGAAGGTCCACCAATAAATAGTCTACTGATTTACAAATGCAAGACCATTTTTTTTGTCAATTGTGATTTGTTGGTCAACACAATCTTTAAGAGAGTCAAGGTGGGAGATGAGTATCACGGTCTTAAAGTAAGATTTGACAAGATCAAGAATACGAATAAAACTTTCCATATTCTCTTCGTCTAGTGCTGTGCCTGGTTCATCAAGGATAAAAATGTCTCCTTGTGGCAGTGACGAAACTGTCAATAAAGACAAACGAATAGCAATTGCAGCAATAGACTTTTCGCTTCCACTGCCCATTGCAATTGGTCTAGGATCGTACTTTGGATGTTTGATTAAAATATTTAATCTGTTTTCGTCGTTTTCAAAGTACACTTCAAAGTCAACAATATTTGCAAGAATCTTAGCAATCTCATTGTTGATTACTGGCAGCCTCTTCTTAATGATATCGTATGCAATACCGTTACTGTGCATACACCGCATAAACAGATCGTATGCTGAGAACTCTTCGCGAAAGTCAGCCAGTTCCTGCTTTTGTTCGTTGATTGAAGCAAGCTTCTGCTCAAGTGAGCCGTGTAGCTTGTAAAGTTCCAATATGTCTTTTTCACAAGATTCCAGTTGCTCTTGTGACTTTTGAATTAGTTGATCACCTTGATCTCGCTCAGAGATTAACTCCTCTAAGTTTTCAATTGCTTCTTTGTTTTTTTCGTACTCTTGAATCTTTTGTTCTAGAAGAGAAATTTGCTCCTCGGCCTTTGAAATCTCGTGCTTTCTTTTTTCTAGCGAGAGTTCAACTTTAACAATTTGGTTTTTTATCTCTCCCTGTTTTGTTTTTAACTTCTCGTATTTGTCCAGGTAGCTCTGTATCTGTTCAGGGTTAAGTTCCTCAATAACCACTTCAGTCTTTTCTTTTTTGAATAGAAAATCCTGTACTTGTTGGTGGATGTCGTCTTTTTTATCCAATGCATCATAAGCATCCTTAATAAACTTGCAGTGACTAAATTCTGAACCACAAGGAACTTCCTTTAGAAGACAAGACTTGTTGTTGATATCCTTTTGTTTTCTTTCAAGAGTATCTAGATCTTCTTGAATGTGCGATAGGATTTCTTCAAGGTTGTTTAAATTTTCTTGCCTGTTCTTATATAAATCGATATCAAAGTCATCAACAAATTTGCTTATCTCCATCAAAACTTCTTGTCTGTTTGATAGTTTTTCTTCTTCTTGGGCTTGAAGGAGAACTAGGTCGTTATAAGAATCTTTCAAATTAATCAATGATTTATTGATATCTTTGACGTTAATAATCTCTGCTGGAATTGAATCTATTTTGCCGGTAAGATACGCGACCTTTTCTTGAAGAGAGGAGATATCCTCTCTAATCTTCTCGCACTCTCTTTCCTTCTGCTTTGTTGTGTTTTCATTTTCTTCTAGTTCATATTCGGCTTCTTTAATTTCTTGATCAAATTCTTTCCCTTCAAGTCTTTTTAATGCACCCTTTAAATCAGAGGCATCGTCTTTTGCCATCTTGAACTTCTTGTCAAAGATATGAAGATCTAAAAACTTTGCTAAGATTTCCTTTCGCTTCGTTGAACCCTCGTTGATAAACTGGAGAGAATCAAGCTGAGAAGCCATAGAGGTTAACAAGAAATCATCTAATGAGCCAAAAACACGACGAATGTTTTTGTCTGTTTCTATTCTTGTTAAGCCGTTTAGTGGCGTATTAGTTTGCGTAACTTCGTTGTATTTGTTGAATTCAACGTTTGTCTTTGCCTCTGTCGAGGTTTTGCCTTTTAATTTCCTAACGTACTTCTCTAAATCTCTTTGGATGACATAGTGCTCGTTACCAATCTCTATTTCAACTAAACCACTGGCTGTGTTTTCGTTTTGATTAATAACGTTGACATTCTTGCGCTCGTTTTTAGAAGTCGAATTAAAGATTGTAAAAAGAAGCGAATCGATGATTGAACTCTTCCCAGAGTAGTTTTTACCAAAAATTCCAACAGTTCCACGTAGTTTTTCAAAATCGATAGCATTGCTTTCTCCGTAGTTAAAAAGGTTATCCCACGACAATCGTTTTAGTTTCCAGTTGATGTTTCTGGACACATCTTCGTTTTCTTCTGCGAGCTTGTTATATTTTTTATTTAACTTAAAAACTTTTTCTAGGATCTCATCGCTTACCTCGTAATCTTTAAGGTAATCTTCCATTAGCTCTTCTTGGACTTCTATATCACGGAGGTCTTCCTTGTCAAAAAGAACGCTTAAATCCTCACCAACATTTCCCTTATCTGTTGCTCTATTGAGGAATGATATGGACTCTGGTCTAAAACGAACCTTTGCAACATCAACCGCTTTGCGAAGCTTGTTGAGAGACAAGTTGTTGTTAGAAATAACACGAAGACGAACGCCTTCGGGTATATCAATGTCTTTTGGAAATTTGCCCTTTGAATTGAGTTCTATTGTGATGAAGGGCTTTGGATTGTTTAGACGAATATGCTTGCAGGTATATTCATTTTTATTTTTTAAATCCCACAACAAATACCCCTTATCGTTGGTTTCACCAAAGTTTTGTTGAACTAAGGAGCCTGCATATCTAACCTTACCTTTGTCGTCCATAATTTGATTTGTCTTATGGATATCGCCAAGAAAGATGTAATCGTGTGCTTCAAAACATTCTGTTGAGTCATCGCTCTCGTTAATAACCCAACCAGCATCTGTTTCAGAACCAGCAATCGCTCCGTGATATAACCCAATATTTACTGCATTTGGATCACTTGGTGTTTGCCAATTGTCTGGATCAAAGATTGATAGACTATTAAATTTAAAGTCCAAGCCATCTTCTGTGTTAATTAAAACCTCTCTTGAGTCCCTAATCAAATGGAGATCAGGGTGCTCAAGTGCCTCAACCACTGGAGTCACAGCATCTTGACGTGCCATATTCCTTAGATTGCCGTCGTGGTTTCCAAGTATAATGTAAGTGGGAGCAATGTCAGCAAGGTTACGAAACAAGTCCGTTGCCATCTTGACAAACTCTGGTGAGATTTGTGTTTTTGTGTGTGCAATATCACCGCACAAAACAATGCAGTCTACATCTTGTTCTTTTAGTGATTCGTAGAACTGATTAAAAACTTCGTTGTATTCATAATGATATTTTAAATTTCGTATGTGGATGTCTGCTGTATGTGCTATTCTCATTTACACCTATCCATTAAAATGGTTTGACACCATTATACAATAGTGTTTTAGGTTAGTCAAGTGGATTTGTATTTTTTTTCAGATATTCGCGATCCGCCCACACACTACCAAGGTACCTCTCGCCTCGATCACAAAGCATAGTAACAACAGTTCCCGTAATGTTATTTTCTTCTATCCACTTTTCTGCTGCCAATATATTGGCTCCGGCTGATATTCCTACTAGTAAGCCGTTTTCAACTGCTAGTCTTCTTGCTCGCTCTTTAGCATCCTCAGTCTTTATTCTAATAATTTCGTCAAACAGAGAAGTATCAGCTAAAAAATCTTCTCCGTCGCTAATGCCTTGAATTCCGTGCTGATCGCTTGGCTCGTCAGGCTTGACCATTATAATTTTTGTGTTTAAGCTCGGGGTTTTTTGTATGAAGCTATGAACACCCATTATTGTTCCACCTGTGCCTACACCCGACACAAATCCAGCCCACGCAGTATTACCTGGAATTTGCTCGTATATCTCAGGGGCTGTTTTGTGCATATGGCACTTTATATTGTCGCTATTTTCAAATTGACACGGAGACCAGCTGTCATCGATACAGGCTAAGATTTCGTTTCTTTTCTGTATCGCAGCATCGAAATCACTAGCAGCAACCTCCAATATGTCGGCTCCAAATGCACGCATCATCTGCTTTCTCTCTTCTGACATATTTGAAGGCATTACTATCTGGACTGGGTTTCCCATTGCAGCACCAAGTGCCGAGAGTGAGATGCCGGTATTGCCGCTTGTTGCTTCAACTAAAAGAGTAGTTGACTTTATTTCTGAGTTTTTTATCGCTCCTTCAACAACATACGATATCATTCTGTCTTTAACAGACCCTGTAGGGTTTGCTGTTTCAAGTTTTCCATACAGATTTTTTGAGATCTTAACTAAAGGTGTATTGCCTACAGCTTTTAAGAAATTTAATGCTGGGCTTTCTTTAAAACCTGCAGGCATATGCTAACCTCCGCTAAGGAATATCTTCCTTATTCCTTGTAAAAAGTCATTGTACCCTTGGGGGTAATAGAAAAGAAACTGCGATCAAGCAAAGCTTCTAAGCGATTTAAACCCATAATCTGTATCTGGCGTACATCATCGGCATCCATTTTATTTATAATTTCTTCTACATCAACATCTACTCCATCGGGAAAACCCTTAGATGCACGAGAAACTGCGTCCGTAATGCCTGCCAATCTATCTTTTGGTGATTGAGAACTCAACTCCTCTAAAATCATTTTCTTTAATTGTGACCTGGTAATTTTCATATTGCACCTCTACAATGAACTAAGCGTTCGATACAATAAATAGTTGTCTGAGTTTATAAGCGTTGCTTTTTTCTTCAGACGTAAAAAATTTGCTTTGGGCATCGCACCAACATCTTCGTATGCCGTTGTATCTATCTTGTAGATTTCAATCCCATACTCCAAAAACTTCTCTATTAACCTGTTTTCTTTTTTCTTTGCGTCTCGATCAAATGCGATATAGACGGGAGTGTCGTTGCGAACTATCTCCTGAAACAAGGGCGACTCCTCATTTAAGGTCGAACCAAGCACAGGAACTGCGTTTGGCCCTGCAATAATCGCATCAAAGACACCTTCTACAATTGTAAGATCTTCATCAAAGTCAAGATAAAGATGATTGAATACAATGTCACGACTGGCTTGTGGGTTCATATATTTGTAACCGCCCCTCTTATATGATCTGGCTACAAAATAATTTGCTCGACCACAAAGAGAAAACGATGGTACAACAACACGACCACCAAACTTACCTGTTGGGCAATAGCCAATTTTCCATTGAAGAATATCTTTTTTTGTTATTCCCCTATCATAAAGATATTTCAGTGGAATACGACTGGCGTGATTGTCGGTACCATTTGCCAAAGAGACAAATTCATTTGGAAGATCAACAAACTGTTCTGTTTCTTCCTCTTTGTTTTCTGAGAAAAGATCATAGAACTCATTAATATCAACCCTGTCCTCTGTCTCGTCCCAAGCTTGTCTATCTTTGAAGCTACCAAAGCGACGAACAACACGACGTATAGATCTGCCTGAATAATCGCAGATCCAACACTTAAAGACATTTTTTTCTAAATTAACGGAAAACTTACGTTTATGATGGTCACACTTTGGACACTTGAATAAGTATTCGTCATTCGTCCGACTGCAATAACCCAGAACATCTCTTAGGATTTCAATCCTTCTTTCCAAAGTCTATACCCCGCTTTCGCTATAATCCAACTGTCGGCACGATCATACGAACCTGGCTTTGGATTTCCGTGACTAGTATATTCAATTTTGTTACCATTGTCAAGAAAATGTTGAAGGGCGATCTCTTTTGCTTTGGTTCCCCTGGGGACTTTTAGTTCGCAAAGCTTTCTTGCCTGTGTGGCTGTGATATACTCTGGGATCATATTTAAATCATTGTAGCAAATCCACGACACAATACCATTAAACCTTTGTAGTGTAGCCATCGTTTTTGCCGTCGAGCCACCACTATTAAAGAACGTAAAAGGCTGTTCGATGTAAATCTTTGTAAACGGATATTGAAGTCCGAATAAGTTCTTTCTTATAAACTGGGCTTTGTGGAAAAGTAAAGGAAACTTGTTCTTATTTCTTGTATCCCAGGACTCACAGAGAAGAGTATTTCCCTGCCTGTCAAGTATAGTAACACCTGTGATACTCGTTGAAAGATCTAAACCAAGTATAACCATAACAGTATTATACTATATATCAAGCTTTAATTTAAATGTGAAGTCGCGGTCTTCGGTCTTTTTAACTGGTGTAGCGACTTTAGCGATACCAATAAGATTCCTGTTTTCGTCGTAGATACCCACCTTAGAGATATAAGTTTGCCTCTTGTAAGAAGCATCATATCCTTGATAGGAAGAAGAAACAATATTTTTAATCTCTATATCTTTCTTTTCCTTAAACCTATTTGATCCAGATGCTGCCGATAAGGTCTGACCGTGTTTAAGATACGTGGGGTTATTTGAAAAATTAAGATGCCCCTTTCTGGCGTGGGCTAACATTGTGATTGTTGGAACATAGTTTGTTCCCTTGAAATCAATTTCAAAACTTGAAGAATGTACTCTTGGGGGACTTTCAACGGAGCCAGTTGCTATTGTTTGAGCAAAGTCAATCCAACGAGGAGAAGTTAAAGTATCCTGACTGATATAAGCCTCAGTATGAGGCCCACCATATTCCCCACTCATTCCATCAATAAACTTAGACGTAACAGTAACATTGTCTGACGATATTACAATTGGAGTATTTCCCGATACACCTTTAGTGTCTTGCGTCAGAGTCACATTTCTAGAACTTACAGTGGCTGTAATTTTAAGTGTTTTACCATTTGTAGAATTAGAAGTGACATTATTTATAGAGTTTCTAAATTTACTTGCGGCATTAGCACCACCAGCAGTAGCAATCCCAACACTTATACTAGTGCCATCAGTATGCAATCTGCCATCTTGGTGATCATCACTAGTATCAAACTTAAACGTTACTGTGTTGTTTTCTCCATCAGTTAAAGTTATGGTGTCGTTATTTGCTGGTTTCGTAGATTTAAAGTTTAGCTGTGCAGTAGAGGCAACTGCATTTGCAGTTAAATCCCAACTACCAGTCAACAACATAAACCCTTCTTTGTATAAAACAACACCAGCAGTGCTACCTGAATGAGGGCTCCCAACGGGACCAATTTGCACTAATTCACCGTTTTTATTTTTATCCTGTAATTCGCCAACCAAAGTACCAGTAATATAAAATTTTAAACTGACCGTTCCTTTTTGTATTTCTCGACCATAAAAAATTGATGGAATACTAAGAAGCCCCATCTCTTGATCTGCTTTGTTCCAATTCACTTTAGTGTTTGAGTGAATAGCCATAGAGGAACTTTCATATGCATAGTGGGGGCTTAAATATGTATAATAATTTAGTGTATTTTTTAGTGCGGCTATCTTAGAACCCTTCATTGTTTTTTCTGGATAGCCCATATCCAAAACTTCTGTGTCCGACTCAGGTAGGATAACGCGCCGCTCAATCGCATCAATAATGTCTTGTTTGGCGTTAGATACGTGGTTTGGGGCCAGGTACTCTTTTTCAATTGAAGCAGACATTGGATATGTACCTGTCAGAAGAGTTCCGTGAGGCACTGTTTCTTCAAACAAAGTTTCTTGGCCATTAATAGTTACTACATTTACACCTCGAAAACGATTATTGTTAGCGCTCTTATAAATAAATGGATAAATTACATCAGGTGCTGTTGTTTCAGTCCCTTCTTCAACAAGCTCCAACGAACCACTGATTCGATCAACATTTAATTCAAATAAGCTCTCAAACCCAGGTTGAACGTTTGGCACGCTAGACACGTGGACGCCATCTAAACGCGGTCGATTGTTGTAATAACGGGTGCCACTAATTGGCATACTTCCACTGTAAATAAAGAAATTACAGTGTGGGTGGGTTTCTATTCTATTATGGAATAGGTCGTTTTTATCAAATTTATACAAGGGCATCGCGAGACCCCTTTAATAATCAAGCCTTACTCTCAAGGTCAACTCGTTTGAGGGTGTTTTTCTTAACGGTTCTGACAATTTAGCAGTTGCCATCAGAACGTTTTCAGAATTGTAAAGTCCAATTGTTGTAATGTAAGAAACAGGATTGTCTGTTTCTTTTGTTTTAACCCTAATCTGACTTGACGATAAGTAAGTTGGATTGGAACTGTAATTGAACTCATTAAAATTTGCACGACAGAAGTAGATTGTTGAATTTAGTTCTGTTGTATTATTGAAGCTGATATTAGTTAATCGATGTCTAACTCCGTCACACGAAGAAGAAATATTTGCACCACTTAATACAGTTTCAATTGAGCCAGTGTCTAAAGTAGTTCCTGGGGGACCAAATGCGCCTTCAGACGCTGCTGATTGACCGGCTTGTGTTCTATTTGGGAAAATAGAAGCAGTTAAGACAGCGATACCAGCCTGGTAGTAAAGCAACCCAACACGACTTGTTCCACCGGCATCGGAATATAAGATTCCATACTCGCCCGCTGGTGAGTTGCTTTTGTAAGTCTTTGTAGCATTAACTTCTTGCACAGTTAGTGGACCTTCAGCATCCCCATCTACACCTTCACTAAAAGCACCAGGAAAACCACCAGTTAAAAAGTTCATTGTAAATGAACCCTTCTTAATTTCATCTTTTGTCAAAAGTCTGGAAAAATTAAAGAAGACCACCTCATTCATTTTTGTGCCAGCGTCCGTCAAGTCACCAGCTTGATCAAACCTAAGCACTGATCCGGTCACATCATAACCAACAAGCACTTGTGCCATCTGATTATAGAGATTAATCTTTTTGCTGTTCTGTACGCTAGTTGCTCCACTTAGAGCAGACAATGCAGAGTATCCAACAGAAACATCAAATACGTGATTAGCCGAAGAACTTAGATAGGGATAGTCATATACCGACTGAAACATCCCGTGAGAATAGTTCTTAATATTATGCTCTGTGTCGTCCTGGTTATACGTTCCAGAAACAATTGTACCAGTAAGTGGAATTGCTTCGTGGAGTAGAGTTCTAGTTGTTGTGATATCTTTTGGTGTAATTTCTTTAAATCTTTTAGCCATTGTTTTACCTTTTATTCATCCGATTTTTTAAAGTATCTAACCGGAATATCAATAGTATAGCCGGTTGTGGTTCCCATCACCTTGATTACTGAGTCGATGACGCGAATATCAGTTTGAACATCATTGTTGTTAACAGCCGTAGTGGTTGTTCCAATATTATCAAACAGGTAGTTTGATTTTTGTAAGTTAAGTGTTGATTTAACTAAAAACTCAACCGTTGTACCACGAGGGCCTTGAATAACTTGAGTGTCTGGAGCCTGTTCAGTTTTTGTATTTCTAGTAACAACGTTAGGGTTTGCTTTGAGAGTTAAGTAATAAGTTGCGATATTATCATCATCAACAAAACTCTTTTCAAGACGCCCACGAGTACCTTCTTTGTTTCTAAGCTCGCCAAGGCGGTTGTCCATAAGAACAGTATATTGTGTTTCTCTGTCTTCAGCATCTAACCCTCTATCGGGTGGGATTTCAAACTCAGTGTGCAAGCCCTGATCAATTCTTATAATCGTCGTGCTTTCAGAAGGATCAAATCCATCCAGTATACCTTGTTTTTTAGTAAACTTATCACGAGTTGCTTCAGTAACAGCAATCATAAAAGAACCAGTAGTAGCTGCTGGTTTGTTTAACGTGGCTTTATCATTCAAGCGAAGAATTGGTAAGTAAAACTTTGTATTGTTTAAGTAAGTAATCAGTGGAGACTTAAGACTTGAACCAGCATCCGTAAATGCCTCCAAGACAGGGGTCTGCAATATCTGTAAATCATAATAAGCACTACCACTTATATGATCACTATCATACAGAGAGTAGTCAACCTCGTCGTCTCCTAAAGCAAATTTTGTAATATTGAAAGTCCCATTACCTTGGGCCAACCGTCTTCGACCCTCATCGGTTAAGACTGCATCTAAAATAATATCTCCAGAATTATCTAAAAACGCCATCTTTTATCTCCTCTTGTTCTCAAGTAAATAGTATTTTAATTATGTTTTTGATTCTTTTTAAATATTTATGCAATTTTATTCAAACGACTCTTCAGTTGGCCTATTCAAATCTTCGTTATCTTTATCTGTATGAATCTGTCTAAATTTAAAATTGATGTCTATTTTTTTACCAGTCAGTTCCGAAGTTATCCTAAGTTTATATTTTCTTCCCCAAAGAGTTCTTGCTTCCGCTGCCTTAGAGCCTAAATTCTTGTCTAGTAAGTATGATTCTAAATCCTGTTCATCAATAAACTGTTGATTGAACGCCTCTTGGATTTGTGAGGGTTTAATTTTTATATATCTCCTCATATGCTTACTATAACTATCTGGAACAACTGGGAACACGTATTCTTCTATCGTTGGAAAAATTGAATTACCAGTATCCACCATCTCTACTTGTAATACCCCTGTTGGATTAGACGGATTATTATGTATATCAACCACTCTAAATGTGTACCAATATTTTTTGTTTGGAACAATATCATCAACAAAAGAGTTTGCTGTTGTTACCACCTGATCTCTCCAAGTTCCTTCCTCCTGGTTCATCCGTCGAGCAGTGTTGTCTAAGATTATTTTTCTTGCATCAGAAAAATCTCCATAACTTGATGGCGGGAAGTCCAATCTATAAACTTCAAAAAGTTCTGGATAATCGTCATTTAAAAACAATACATCAAAGTCTTCAATATTGTTCTCATTAAGATCTGATTCTGTGGCCACTCGTCCACCATCAAGCGTTGATTGTTCCAAGCCTTGCTCAAGAATCATATCTCTAAATTTGTCAACATCACTTGGAAGAACAATTTTTGGTTTATCAACATATTGACCCTGACCTGAATTCATCTGCACCAAAATTTTATCTTTTACAGAACGATACGGTATTAAATCAACATTTGGCGGTGTTGGGGGGTTGCCAATAATTTTAACCTCTGGTGGTTGATATCCAGCTGAGAAAATACTTGCTTCAACTATAACTGGGTGTGGCATATTGTTAACAGCGAACGTGTAGCTCGTAGGGGCGGGTTCCTTTCCACCACTACCGATGGTTCCTCCAGAGCGAAAAGGTCTATAAAATGGTGCTCGTCCTGCATCATAATCCGCTCGTTCTTGAGAAATTAACATCTCCATTCGTTGAACAATTATTGTTTCTATTCTATCTGCAGTTATAACATTTTGATATTCAATTTCAAGCTCTCTTATGATTGGACCTGGAGGGCTGAAGAAGTCTCTTCCATAGCGCTCCGTTAATTGTTCGTATCTAACATAGAGTCGATTTTTAGCGATTGCCAATAACCTAGCGAGCGATCTCGGATCATCAAACGCACCTGTAATCGACAGACCAAAGGGTGCTATTGGCCCAGCTGTCGTGTATCGACCCAATCCCTCAAGTTCCGCTTGTTCAGACAATAACAAAACCATATCCAAAGTATAGCGTCTAGCTCCAGGTATAATCCCTGGCGATGTTCCAATTGGATTTTGAACAATTAATAATGATGCCAGTTGGTCTCTAATTTCATCAAGAAGTTGATCAGTGCTGTAATCATAGCGTAGTTCAGTATCTGGCGTCTCAGTACTTAAGTACCTTTCTTGAAGCTCTGGTGATAACTCCACCCACGGAATCGCTTCAAACTCTCGATCAGGGGGCAAGGGTATAGTCGCTGGATCCGGTTGCTCGATTTCTTCATACCAATATTCATTTCCAAAAACAAGATAATAACCATAGATATTATATCTATATCCAACACCATAACGGACTTGTGCGTCAATGTGTGAAAAACCACTATTTAAAAGAGTTGCGGGCAAAACAAAATTTTGTGTCACCTGGTCTGTTTCGGCATCGACTTTCTCTATCCTATAAAAAAGGGCCTCAGAATAAGCTAACTGACCATTAACTATATCTTTATATCTTCTAAAAATCCCACCAATAATGTCAGCAAGTTCTTCTGTTTCTGGCGTTGCTCCTAGAACATCTAGTGTCTCATCAGACTCCCTTCCAACTCTTTCTAAATATAAATTTATAAACGCCAAAATTACACCAAGGTGAGTTTGTATATCCACAGTGCTCAAACAGTTGGACCAGTTTTCTTCACCGGGTACTCTCATAATGTCTGGACCTAAAGAGTCTGATGATGGGATACCACTAATTGGAAATGTTTTATTAAAATCCATCATAGTATCTGTTGGGGAGTTCTTGCCCCAAGTCTTTATCTCATCAAATAAGAGTGGACCAATCTCTGGTACACGGGTTAACAAACCTTCAAACACATCAGGATTTACAACCATTTCTTCAATTTCAGGCGTACAATAAATCTTAAACCACTCACGAAAATCCCAAACACGCTCTATTTTTGTTATGAGTTCTTGCCGACTCTCCATAACATTGATGCTTAAATCACTAGACGGCATCTTTGTTGATGAGGGACTACTTCCAAGTGGAGTCATACTACCATAATCTGATAGCAATGACGCTATCCTAGATTTGTCCATATACCCACTTAGTGAACCATTAATGTTGGCTTGTACAAAGATATTTTTTGAACTTCGAGAGAAAGTATCAGAGGCTATATTAGATATAGGATCGTAGTAAATTCCACCACCATCTGTGGTAAGGATTGATGCCCTTTCCATAGCTTCAGCAAAAAAACTTACAAATTCACGATAACCCTCAAAATTAAATCTAGTAGTTACGTGCATCGGAGCAACACTAACCACCCCTCCAGGTGCATACTTGCTACCAGTTTCCTTGTAAGTTTCTTTATAAAAGTTACTAAAAATTAAATTTCTATACTCCAAACTTAATTTTTCAAGACCCTCCATATCGTTTGTTTGTTGAGCTATAGAAACAGTCTTATTCCACAAAGATATATATGGATGTTCCCTAGAGTACCTAAAGCGATTGAAATAATTTTCCCAATCAGGTGTGAATCGTTCCGGTAAACCAAGCGAATCCATCCTACGGTCTAAAGATATTAATTTACGAAACTCTGAAATGTTTGTTTTTGCAAAATCTACAACATAAAGATTAGGAAACACTGGTTCGTATATCAAATCCAATTCACTAGTTAATTGTTCAAACTCAGGTGCGAATGAGCCATTATAATGTCCTGTTAGTTTAACTAAGTCATCACATACAGGAATTTCAAAAGTGTAATCATAATAGCGCCTTGGTACCAATACAGATCGTGCTGCTTCAGAGGAGTCACCGTCACCAGTTCCATTTCTTAAATCAGCAGGATCATATGCGTAAGGATCCTTTATTTTTAAAAATGGTTCAAGATAATCATCCACTATGTTAACAAATCTAAGTCCCAATGGGCCTTCAGACTCAGAAACAAGATAATCTATTGCATTGAATCTCTTAACGGTAACCTCTGTTCTTTTCCAATTACCCAATTTAATGTCTTGTGTATCATCAAATATTCTACGAACCGCTGCATCACGCTCAGAGGGCGAACTTCCAGCTGATATTAAGCCTAGTTCGAATAAGCGCTCGGGATCTCCCACATATGTCTCTGGACCAAAATTGCTGATATAGATCAAAGGAATCATATTTTTAGTCAACTCCTGACTAAGCAATGATTCACGATATCTTACAGCACCATCCACCAAACTAGTAATTGGCTCCCCCGGTATAGGTCTTGCAACCATATGCCCAGCAGCTAATTCTGAAACAACATTAAGAAAGGCTGAGAAATCATCGGTTAAAACATCTTCGTTAGTTGAAATGGTCGGAAAATATCCAAACATTGGATTAAGGGTTTCTGACGAAATAATTTCGCCGCCTGCCCTTATTGGATCCGCACTAAGTGGCAGATCCCAACCATAAGCAAACCACATCCTCAAAGACATTCTCCTGATTAAATCTTGCACCAAAAAGCCACTTTGAATTGTTTGCTCAATTGTATCTTCGTATCGATGAATAACAGGATCATCTCTCATTACGGCTTGATTATATTCAAGGAAAAAATTAGCTGCAGAGGGGTTACTTAAAACAGTCCTAGCATCTGGCAAGAGAAAGACTGAATCTCTCTTAACAATAGCCTTGTGTTTAGGATATTTAGGAATGCCAGGGGTTTCATCTTTTCCGCTTGAATCTGGTTTCGGATCTGCAACATTGTCGCCATTTAGCAACCCTACTGCTGGATTTGGTCCATCCGATGCCACCGACATAGGGGAGCCGCTTTCACCCCCCACAGTAGTGGCCACACCAACAACTCCACAATCACTAACATCATATGTACCTTCGGCTTGTCTATGTGCGATTTCGTCCATAATATCAACTAATCGCAACCTCATTTCTGTCATTTCTGACGCAGAAGCAGTGTTCTGTTCAATTAAACTCGTAATCTGAGCACGAAGTTCATTTTTTTCGGTTGTGGTGAGGCCAGATTCCAGAAGCCTTGCTTGAAGTTCAGCAAGCACTGCTGACCGGGATTCTGACCCAGCAACCGCACTTGTTATGTTATATTCAAGAGTTAATCTTTCTCCTCTAAGCCTACAATCTGACAAACTCCCGATGCCATCATCTTCTGGTGAGATGTCCTCTGCACAGGGCTCTTCCGACCACATATTGTCAGATATTCTTCGCGCTCGCTCCTCCTTATAGTCTGTTAAACCTCTTTCTAAGAAAGTTTTTCTTTCTTGTAGCACTTCTATTTCAGCTGTGATTTCAGTTAGTTCTGCTATAGCCTCGCTGCGTTCAGAAGTTCCCGATTCAAGAGTAGGGATGAATGCTTGTAATGAATTTCTCTTGGCAAGGAGGGTGATAAGGTTCTCTTCCAACCTAGCAAGACTAGCCTCATCACCCAAAATCACCTCAGACAATTCACAGTTATCGATCTCGTCTAAGTAAGAGTCCTCTACAATTAAAGATTCTTCTCTTCTTTGATCTGCTTCCTCTTTTACTCTTTGTAGTGTCATTGTTAAGAAACGGACTACCAGATCATCGCCGGATTCGATGGCTACATAATAAGCACTAGCCGCTTCTAATGCTGCCGTCAGGGTACCTACACCTTCAAAAATTGCATCATCAGGAATTCCATCCAAAATCGCAGCGCTTGGCATTGGAGGTGGTAGCTCACCAACAATATACCTCCAAGGCCCCCACACATACTCGGTACCTCTCAAGCTATCTGCAAGTTCAGAATCACTAGAACTGGCGATACCTGGTAGGGCAACGAGTGCAGCGACAAGCATTATAACAAATAAAATCATCATTTTAGTACCCTGATGTTCCTCCACCAGATCCGCCACCAGATCCGCCACCATACCCACCACCACTCATTCCAGATGTTGTTCTAGTTGTGGCAGCACTTCTCCGACCAGCCATACTGGTGCTTCGCTGTGCTCTTGTAGTCATTCTCCGAGTAGCGGTCCTCGCTATTCTAGTTAATCTTTCGTGAGGTTCTGAGGTGTGTGTCCGACCAACCATTGGACCCTCTGTCGGATGCACGTGATAAAAACCAACATAGTCTTCACCATTTGGAAGCAAAAATTGGCCACCAGATGTATACAAATCAGTTTGTATATCGCTGACTCTTCGATTTCTATAAATGGAATGGTCTAGCAACAATCTTGAATCTTTCATCACAGGAGTATGATCATAGTATTCAGGAGGTTGCAAACTCATTTTCACTCTTAAATTATCACCCCTTGGTGGAACCCTCATAGACATTTGTTCGTTTGTCGCTGAAGACAATAGAAAATATTCATCAAACACTGGGCATTTTAACTTGTCCTCAATCCCTAACTCACCGTTACTATATGGTCGAAGTCTAATCAAAGCGTTACCATTTAATCTTTCTATTGTATCTTTTGTAAGTAAACGCCATTCAGTATCTCTTAGTCCTGCACCATACCCTACCAAAACCTCTACTCTTTGTAAGCTATTTATTTTAATATTAAATTCAGCATCATTTAAATAATTTCTAACAAAATGACCTGGATTTCTCGATTTGAAATTGTTTGGAGTTTTTGCAACCATAGATATAACTTGATTTGGAATCTCTCTTAACTTATTTGGTTGTATTGTATCAATAATATTTTTCTTATTTTCCAAATTGAATTTCTCATTAGTCTTCTTAATTGAAGTTTTCTTTTGAGATATTGTTTTACTTTGCCCATCGCTGTCTTTAGAATTTAACGATTGGTTCGGTACAATCTGTGATAACAGCGCAGAAGTTTTTGTAATTTTATTAATATCCTTGGGTTTTTTAGAAATTGTAGCATCGACAAATTTCTTCTTATCTTTTTCAGTGGCATCAAACTTATTGGTATTGCCAACAAATTTCTTTGAATTAAGCTCTGTGCTTTCTTCGGTAGAAACTAGACTTAAAGATTTTATTTTTTCAATTTCATCGTCAGGCACTACAGTGACAGATTTTTTGCTCATAAAGTTTTCTATTTCCTTTAATGAGCCTTCCTCTGTGTCAATCGTGTTTTCATAATATCTTTCGTCACTATCAGATATGTTTTTTTCTTCATTTCTAGAAAGTATTAAAGCATTGAGGCCAACATATTTTACTTGATCCACCTTATCATCTAACTTAACAACATTATCTCCTGCTCTAACACTAATCGGCGATAAAAAGGAGTTTTTATTGTTTTCTGCGTTAAAATTAAACGTGTTCTCTAAACCACTTAAAACAGTGTTTGAATCTGACCCTGGAAACTTGTTACCCTCTTGTTGTACCCTGCTATTCCATTCAGAAACAGACACCTTAACTAGCCCCACCGACTCGCTTTGTTGCTCCTCTGGATAAAGATAGCTGAAGCCAGTGTTGTTTTGACAATCAATTACATAAGTATCTTCTTGCTTGGAAAATTCTCTACTGACTACAAACGTTTTAAATTCAGTTTTATCTATGTGCCCAAAGGAACTGTTATGAACTTTTTTCTTACTACTCAAGTAATTTCTTTTTGTTAAAAGAGCTTCATTCCTTAACATTAAGTCTTGAATTAGCTCTAGAAACCTCTCTAAACCACTAATGTTCCCACTAACAGGGTGAGTCATATTGAAAATAGTTCTTATTAAGACCTCTCTCGTTGTTTTAGAAATACCCTCGATGATAGACAAATTTTGAACGTAAACACCAAGACATTTTGCAAGCAAATCTTGTTTGGCCTTTTGATCAGTTTGAATGAAATTCTGATGGAATCTGTTCGAATGGTAATTCATTCCCTCTACACTTTCTTGAATGTATTCTTCCAACAACTTAGAACTTCTTTGAAGCGCTGCATATTGTTTACGAAAAAAACCCTCAGTACCATCTTCAAATTCTATCTCAACACGGTAAAAGTAACGACCAGCAGTAAATTGACTTACTTCGTGGTCAGTGACTGAAAAATATCTAACTCGATTACTATCGCCAATATAGTTTTGGTCTAAATAGGTCTCCTCCAGAGAGGCGATTGTGGACTCTCCTTCCAAATAGGAATTGTTGATTAATTGTCTACCATTTTCAATGTCTTGTGAAAAAACAATTAATTTATCTTGTTGCACTCCCTTCTCAAAACGGCTCCTAAAGACTTTTAAGTATTTAATCTTCATAAATGGCATCAACCTATCGAGCGTTTTTGGGTTGTCAATAAATTTAGTAAACTTTACATTTTTTAGATAAATCTGCTTGCAATCAATTCCAAACATAAATCTAACATTTTTACTTCTGTCGGTTGTTAGGTAAAAGTTTGAAAATTCAGCACCATTAAAGTTTTTAGGATCTAACGGGCTACTAATTTGCAATAAAGAAGAGACCTTCTTAAAAACTCTAAAATCTTGAATTTTTGTATTTGGCGTTTCAAAAAACTTTAACGAGTTATTAACTCCTGTCCCACTAAAAGTTATTGGCGATGGCTTATAAAAATCACCAGACCACAGCTTGCCATCTCTAGTTCTTAATCCATAATTATTTAATGATAATTCAGAATTATCAATAATAATATCTGTTTTAATCCTACCAACTGTCTGATATTTATCTGTGACCCCAGAAGCCTGTTCTTCAAATATTCTATAGGGAAATATTACAGTTGCAAGATGTGGAGGGTTTTCATCAGTGACCCTAGCATCTTCAAAAGTTATGTCGAACGGTATCTCATAAAATGAATTATTTCTATTGTCGGTAATAACATTGAGCATTTTAACGTCAGAAATGCTTATATTTTCTAAACTAACAATTTGATGAGTTGCATCTTTTGCCTTTTTATAGTTGTACTTTAAAGACGCTCTTCTGTTTGATAATTCTTTTGTTAGTTTTGCACTAAAGCTTAATATAGCCTTAACGCTAAAGCCAGTTAATAAACTTCTAATTTGTTCTACTTGAACCACGTCTTGTTCGTCTGTTCTTTTCTTTTTTATACAACAACGCAGAATAACTTTTCCAGTGTCCAAAGTAATACCGTTAACATACACAGGGGGTAGGCTATCAGTGTGGCCTCTAGAATCTATTTTTAATTTAGCCATTGCCATTAGTCGCAAACTTCTCCAACATCAACGTCCCTACGGGCATACATATCACTGGCCATAGTTCTTGTAGGTTCCCTTTCATCTCCGCAATCGTACACCCTGTCAAGAAAGAGACCCTTGGCAGTGTCCAAACCCTTGTACTTACAAAGAAATCTTTCTGAAATTTCGTCATCCACCTTTATTGATAAATAATAATCAGCGTACTCGGCAACCTTCCTATTAAGCTTGTCAAAATATCTTCGCTTCGGGATAGGGTTGTGATCTAAATCAAAATCTTCGCTTTCAAAAAAATCCATCTCTTCGCTTTTATTAGGATCAGAATTCCAAAATTTAATTGGCTTTAATCTTGTTGCTGAGTTATTATTAGATATTCCTGCCGAGGGGTGTTTGCCACCAAAATCAGGGAACTCCTCACTAACTTCAAAAAGCTCTATTTTAAAATTTTCTTTTTGATATGGAGAATTTACTTCATCTATCTCCACCAATAAAAAGTTGTCTCGAAGCTCTAGGAAGCCATCTTCAAGATCATACACAAATCGCTCTTCTTCATCAAAAACAACTTCAGGTGATGTCAAAGATCCATAAACTGTTTCATAGACCAAATCTTTAACATTCAATTGTGGAATCTTAAATTTTGGTCCCTCATAAGTATCACCAACTCTTATCGAACTGGTAAACAACATTGGAGAATCCGATAACTCACCTCTCAGTATATTGACATCGAAAGCAGGAGAGTTGTCGCTGTAATAATCTGCAATTCCTAATTCAGAGGACAAAGAGTAGTTTCTTATGTAATAAGATTGTATAGTGCTTTGCTCATCGGTCTCTTGAGCAAGAACACTAGTGTCAAACTCTTCTCTACAATTCCTAAACGTCTTTTGAATCTTGGGCCTTGGTGTTTCTTTTATCCTATCTTCTGCGGCACTTTGTGACTCATCATATCCCATATACTTTGAATCATATATGATATCATCATCAAAAAAAGAATAATAAACTGGCTTAAACCGACCCTTCGACAACAGATGTCTACCATATGAGGTCAATTCAATTTCCAACACTTCTTCTTGTCTATTATAGAAAACCACTACTTTTTCCCTTTAAATAATTAGAAATCAAGACTATTCTTCATCAGATTTATTTTCAATAACCACTTCTGCATCCATTTTAACCAATTCAATCAATGAGAAGAAATCATATGGCCAATTGTAAGAATAATTAAATTCAGATTTATCTTTTACAACACCCTTATCTCTGAGAAGTTCAAACTTAAAGCCCTCTTCCTTAATTGAGTCAGCCAACATTTCAAAATAATTATCTGACGCCCTTTGTTTGACTTTAAAAACCATCCACCTTAATGAGTCTTTTATCTCGCCCTGCATTAATTCATTTTCTAACAAATCGTGACTAACTACGACCGACTTAGCTTCAAACCTCCTACCAATGTCTGGGGGTAAATTCTGCCAAATATCAGTTAAGTCTTGTTTAGTCAGCGTATGCTCAAACTCAAATATATACATCGCCACGGGATTAATTGTGGTGTTAGTAATAAAATCAAATTTTGGAGGAAACACATAATGTCTCACCTTATCAACCATATCTATTATAGACTGCCCAACCTTAACTTCCTCTTTGTTCGCCCCTCTGAGAGACAACAAGGCTTGCTGTACCTGTTCTCTAGAAATACTAAAGAATTGTTTTACACCATTATTTTCTACAAACGGGATAGCAACAACGGCCTCTCGAATAGTCTTTTCTTCCAACACTTGACCCAATTTAACTGGCGACTTATTGAATCCCATTAAATCGGCCAATGAACCAGTCAATGACGGTATACTTTTCTCTTGCTCTGTTAAATCTTGTACTTCTAAATATATACCATCTGCTGTTGCTGGCTCTACTCCGTATTGATGCCACATCCCCCTTGCTATTGAACTAGACCCAACTGTTGGAGATGTTATCGAAACATTGGAAAAATCTAAAATAGGTGTTTCCCATTTTGGCTGAATAATCGCAACGCTTGGTGCAGCGGCATCATCCTCAACAAGTGTTGCTTGACCTGTGATGGGGTCGAATGTAGCCTTCTTCTCTCTTGCAATATCAAATAAATTAATTGAAGAAGTAATCTGCATTTGATTTTTGTAAGCCGGGGTCCGGGCACCAGAACCAACGGTGAAATACTGCTCACCCACTCTAAAGAAACTCTGACTTAGATTACTAACAATCTCATCAATTGAATAATACTTTGAAGTCTCTGGAGTAAAAGTAAGTTCCACATCTGCATATCCGTCCATATAGGGTGGAGTGTGTGGCTCAAAACTTTCAGCACCACGAATATAGTCTGCACGAGTGGGTGGACCAAAGGCCGAACGTCTAGAGTACATAGTTATTGTTGGGTTTGTAAAGAAAGAACCCGTGAGAGTTATGTCTTGGCCCTTACTATTGTCTCTTGGAGCACTAGATTCTAGCTGTCCTCTTCTAGAAACCCTACCGTTTCTTAGAACAACTCGCATCTTATATTCTTTACCCCTTTCAGCTTTAAAGTATTTTTTGTTGTCGTCTCTGGCTGAAATCAGACTTGTTACTCCCTGCTGCTTAAGGAAGAATTTTGGAACCTCTGATACAAAATTATTCATTGCAACTTTGTATAGCGAGCCACCACTACCATCCCAAGACGCCGTAGAATTAATCCTAGCATCAGGATGAACTTCGCCATCTACTATTGATACACCTGCTAGGTGATTTTCAGGCAAGATTAAAGATTCAAAAGGCACTCGATAGCCATACGAAGAACTTACTCTATGGCTCGCTGTGTGATCATTAATAATTTCAGTTGCCGCCACATCAAACGAAGATGTCATTATAGGATAGTCAACGGCCAAGCCAGATTTAATTGAGTTGTATAGCACACCAGGTGCAAACATCGGAGTAAAGAAAGTTTTAAAACTTACCTGATTGCCGAAAGAATCCGCTGTTGTAGTGGCAGATTGATCCTTAAAATTAACTCTTTCTGAATAAGATTGTGAAAACAGTGAGGCCAACTCAACAGTCCTAGAGGCAGGATAAAAGCCTTCATAAGGCAAGAATTTCATAACTGCATTGCACTGAAGAGCGAACTTAGTCGGAGTGTGTCCTACTTCAGAGTGATCTTGTTTAATAACATCAAAGAACTTCATAAAGTCAGTGTTTGTATATACTTTATAGAAGTTGTCATTCTTGCTTGAAGTTAAGTTCCTGGCCGCACCAGTTAGTTCCAAGAAGTTATCATTATCAGCTAGGAAATTTCCAGCCTTAGTATTAAGGTAGAACTCCATATGTTCGCTTATTCTGAACTCTGGAATTATACTATAATCCTTGCCGTACCCTCTAAAGTCCTCTCTAAAATCATCATACGAATTATAGAACGGCTCCTTACCACTTTGCGCGGCAGCTTCCCACAAAGTATCTCCTACTTTTTCATTTATTTCTTTGCCCGTATCATCTCTTTCTGGTACATACCTGGAATACAGCGGGCCAAAAATGTTAGTATTGGCAGTAGAGCCATTAAAAGGAGCATCAGAAACAATGCCTTGATCAATATTACTAAAACCAGAATGTGCGTAAGAACTTACCGAAGCAGACAAATTACCAACATAATGCAATTCATTGCTAACAGTATCTTGTATGTTGCCAGAAAGTTGTGATAGTGGCCCATCATTTTCGTGTTCCCCCATTCTATAGTGAGATAAAACAGTAAGATTCCCAGCACCGGAGCTTGACAAGGTGGTGTTGGTTACATCTATTGGGTTTCCATTGTTATATAAAGTGGTTATAACGGAGTCGTTCCATTGCCCAGAACCAGTGTCATATATTGAACCGGTAAAGAAAGTTAATTCATCAATAAGCCCCTTGTATCCTATTGTAGCAGTTTGAGTAGAAAATGTTCCAGTGCTATCCGGTGGGTTTCCTCCAACAACAACAAAAGAGCCAAAACTATTTGATAACCCTTTACCAGCGTTTGTTGAACCAATCGCTCGACGCTCTCCGTCTACATAAAGGCTCATACTGTGTTCTGTTAAGCCATCGTGATACCAGGCTAAAGCGACGTGGTGCCAACTATCGTTACTTACAATATGATTATCGCTAGTAATTTCTATATTAGCAAGAGCCCAATGATCTCTGTCTATATTAGCAAACTCGTCTTGGTACCATCTAAGGTATAAAAGATCAGTTGAGTCAATTGTTGTAGACTGTGTAAGCCACTGCCCTCCAACAAAATCTGGATTTGTACCATTAATACCATCACCGAAACCAAGGTGAGTGATAGCTGTTGTCCAAGTGGTCCCGTCAGGACTATACTGGAAGTACAATGAATCGAGGCCACCACTGTTAACGGTGTCAAATTCTGGCCTTTCTAGTGCGAGCCCAGAAGGATCATATACGGTAGCATAATCAGTTCCTGTTCCGCCAGCAATGTAACTGTATTTAACAGTTAACGGCCCCTGATATCGATGTATCGTTTCAAGGAAACGATCTGCACCGCTTCCATCCGAAGTTGCAAGTGCATTGTCACCAGAACCAGACAGCACATAGGCGAAGGTTTTGGCTGTCGCATCTCGCTTGATAGCATCCTCGCTTCCCCTACCAGATGAGCCTGTCCAAAAATTAGGATTAACTGGGCCACTGGACGTTCCAAAATTATCATTCACAACTTTTTGAAAAGCAATCTCTTCAACCTTGTCACCTCGTGATGATCCTATATTTGCAAATATATTATTCTGTTCTAGACGAATATCATAATGCATTTTCTCAGCAAGAGAGCCACCAGTATCTTTTCGACCCCTGGAGACAAAACTAGCTGACGAGTTAATTGACGAATCACTTTCAGAAGCTTTAAACCAGAAAGATATTACCGACGAAGATAGATAACCAAGATTTAAAGTATTGGAAGAATGTGCCTGAGATGCTGACAGATAAGATCTCCTGCCGAACTTAACAGATTTTGTGCTAATTGTTGATGAGCCTAGATTCTGACCATTATGAAAATGAGTGTATCCATTTTGAAGCTCTCCAGCACCTGAACCAGTTGCAGGTATGTCAAGCTCCTCTTGTGTGACTGAGACAAAATTATCTCTTGCATCTAGTGGCCATATACTTTGTTTGGTAACGGTAAATCCCATAGAACTTACCTTGTTAGTTTCGTTTCTTGAGTTTCTTCTAGATTTCCACTCAGGGTGATCAAAAGTTAATCGACCCCTTGAGCCTGAAAGATAAGTGTTTTCTGGTTGAGGAAACACTGTCTCTCTATAAGAAAGATAGTTAAACCTATTAACAGCATTCTCTTCATTGGTGTCTAAATATAGTTCTGTTAAATCATCATAAGGGCCTCTTGCGGCGTTCTTAATCTTTAAGATGAAATTAATTTCATCAGTTGCAAACATCTCTTTTTTATTTGCAAATGTATATTTTAAAGCTGATTCTACAGTTGGTACTTTTGGATTTTTTGAACCTATATCAAATGGATCTACTAAATTATCTGTTTCTAAAATATGCACAACTGGCTTATATTTTGACGTGACGGGGGGATCAATAAAGTGCCGCAGCTTACCACCCCTTCTTTGAGCAGTTACTGACTCTGATTCTTCTTTTGTAAAAACCTCGCTCGATGGTGTCAAGAGAGAGAGGATATTTTTCTTTCTTTGATATCTAATAATTTGATTATCACCACCTCTAATTTGTTTCCACGAAGGGTGTTGGTATGGTCCGTGGCGAAGAAGAGCAATACCGTGAATTGCCTCTGGTATGTTTGTAACCCCTCCCAAGCCACTAACATACCCACTCGGAAAATTAGAAGAACTCAACAAATTTTTATTAGAGTGAACTTCATCAACAAGATAGGTGTTGTGTGCAGCAAACGGAACTGTCACACCATCAGCGTTGGTTACTTGGCTTTCATTAACAAAATTATAAGCCGCAACCACACCCTCAACAGAAGAGGATACAAGTCCGTCTGCAGGCGCGTGACCAAAAGTCTCTGCTTTTGAGGGATATGATGAGAAAGAGGCCGTCAACCAAGTATATTGTAAATCACTTTGAGGGATTGGATGCTGTACCCAATAGTTATCATATACGGAAGCAGTTATTACTGTTCCCAAATCACCAACTAATTCATTTGAATATTCTATTCTTCTTCGAATATTGCTTGGAGTCTTATGAAAAGAGGCCGTTGCTCCATATCCATCCACTCTAATTGAACCATATTGGCTATCCACACCAAATTTGCCCTGGTGTCGTGTTAAGAGGGTTTGAAGCCCTTCTCGGATCCCGCCACCCAAAATGTTAGCACGAATAGAATGCGACTCACCACTTCCACTACTACGAACAGAAAGATTCCTGTAGGGAAGAGCATTATAAACTGAATGTTCTTCTGCGATTATATCCAAATAACCCCGAGACATAACTTCTGCACCACCCGGAGCAGAAAAACGACTCACAATGACAGAATCGGAGCCGGTCAAATCAAGACGAGGCAGGCTGAAGATAGTTTCAAGGCCAGCATCTGCACTAAATCGAGGCGACAAAAACGCCCCTTCACTATCAATATAGGGACCAAAATAATTACCACCATTAAGATCTCCGTGCTCACTTTGGTCTACACTTATAAGAGTGTGTACATTGGTTGTTTTTGGAAGATCGACAGCATATCTGGGTGGTAAACTAACTCCACCATTTTCTTTAAAATATGCGTTGTTTTCTGTTCGGCCAACAGTTTGTACATATTCTATACTACTAGAGTAGTTACCCAAGACAGTGTTGGTGTTGCGAATGTTGGTAATATTAACAGGGCTTTTAGCTGTTAAGCCTCTAAAATATCTCGCCCTTGGAACCTCACTATCATATTGACCAGTCGTGGTATATGTTGGACCCACTATGCCTAAAGCAGCATCACCATCTCTGAGAGAGCCTAATAAAATATAATATGACTCTGGTCTATTTCTTTGATCGTCAACGTTGTTTCTAGTAGATTTGTTCTCATCATATCTATTAATTTCTATGTGTCGATGCTGCATACCACCGACGTGCCTTTCCGTAAATGGACCCTGCATCGGGGTCTCGTTTTCTAGCCCATAAGAATCAAAGTGAATGTTTGTAAAATCCATACCATCTTTGAAATTTTCAACAATATGCTTATTGTATCCACCAGTCACTGGGATTTTGTGTTGATATAAATTGAACGGTACAACCGTGTCTCCCTTGAGAATGTTGTAGTCATATGAGTTGGCTAACTTAATTTCTGAGTTGTCGTAAGCTAAATACCTATATTTTCTTTTGTTTAGCTCGTCAGGGAAAGTAACATCGCGAGTATCTATAAACTCGTCTATATCCTTCCTAAGAACTAGCACAAAATTATTTGAAGCAGTAAGACTATATGGGCCAATCGTAAAAGTAGTTGTTGGACCAAAATCAGTCGTTGCAAGGTTTACATATCTAGTTTTTTTATTTCTTGCAAAGTTAACACCACCGTGGATGGGAGTTTGAGCCTGAAACCCTAATGATAAAACTGCTCCTCTATTTTTAAGACTACCCACACTAGGTGACGAAGCGGACAATATCTTGTCTCTATCGCTATCAACAGCGGCATCGCCTGAAGTAATTGACGGGTGTGACCTTTCAGCCCTAGTCATCCACCAAGTAGAACTTCTATCTTGTGGCATCGGACTTTCAGGAGGTGGTGGCTGTGACACCTTATAGCCGCCGAAGCCGTCTCTAATTGCCGTTCTTTGAGCAGTCTTAATTGCCAACGTTGAAACACCACCTGAGTCTTTTAATGGATCGGGATCCGGCTTTATTTCAGGTGTTGGTTTTCCTGGTGATTTACCTGGGATTGCTGTCAAATCAGCAGAAGAGTTTCTTTGAACTAATCTTGGAATCTTATTAAAGTGCTTGTTGCGCTCTAAAATGTGACTTTCAACCATAGTCCTAAGATTATCAGAAAAGTTAGAAGTCGCTGGCATTAACTGATTGATAATTGTTGTAATTGAATGGTCAATCCATTTGTAATAATCAACGTATTTATCTAGGTCAGGCGTGTTCTTGATCCTCTCAAAGAATAGCTGCCTTAGCTTTGACAAGTCTTTATATTCAGGTCGATACCTGTTTACTGTCTCACCAATTAAATTATTGAAATCAACAATTGTAGCAAACATACTAATCATTTCTTCCGAAATGGTTTGATACATACTTTTTTCTACTGCAAAAAAGAACTGCGTGGGTCGGCTCTCTCTAGTGAATGTAGGATCATCTTCGTCAACTATATTAATCATATCACTACCAACAACCAACTCAGGCAGCAGTTGTTTGGCAGTGTGCATATATTCTTTGGTTACAGACTTGCTATTGTTCGCAGGGAAAAATTGCCCATAACCAGGATAGTTTCTCTTCGTTATAGATCCAACATCACCGTATCTCTCATTAGCTAAGGTGGTGGAACCAGAGGAAAAGTCTTGAACAAAGAAATTGCCATTTTGATCAGACCCAGTGATATTCTGGAAATCCCAAAATAAACCAAGAGATTCTATTGCAGGAGTGTAAACGTTATTTGCTCCAGTGTGAAACAATGACAAGTTTCTATATGGATTTTTAAGTCCATAATTTGTAACATCTTTTGCGTGTGCTTTGATTGTATCATTGTCTAGATAATTTAACCAAAACCTTAATGAGGAGGCTTTAACATCAGTTGGTGTAATAACAGAACCTGTAAAGTTAGTCCTGTGTGCGCCCACATACATCCTCTTGTTTGCCTGTATAAAAGGTTCTGCTAGTTCAGAATCTACAGACGCAGTGACTAAAAACTCATTAACTACCTCATCAAGAATAGTGTTAACACCATAAAATTCAACAACAAAGTTTTCAGTACTAGTTGGTGTCGCATAACTACCAGTTGCACCAACCACTGCATTAATTTGTTTATGCTTATCGTGCCTTAACCTAACAGCAAAATTCCATTTGGTGTCATCATAAACATCACTGTATACGCTACTAGTTAAAGCCGGAAAAACTGGCTGTGAGCCAAAATAGGCAACAGAAGACGGCGTAGACGATGTAAGCATAAAATATGCATCTTTTGTATCTAAGTCGCTATCAAAAGAGCTTGATCTAATTGCATACACTTGAAAGTTAGAGGTATCAGTATCCTCCCAAGTCATATCAGTGCCAGTGGGACCAGTTATTGGTTCGTGGGCACCAAAAAGAGACGAGGAAAAGAAAGTGGTGTTGAAGTATCCTTCGTCAGATCGCTTTCTCTTTTTTGGAAAAATAAATTCTGCTTCAAAAGTGCAGGATACGTCTTCTAGATTGTTTGAACCAACAATGTAACCATATTCTGAGCCGCTGGGGTATTGGTATACTGTCGCGTCAAACCTATTTGGTTCATTAAAGTTAACAAAACTTTTCCTTACAACCGTTGATCTGTAATTGTCGTCCAACTTGTGAAGCGCGTTTTGACCATAAATATTAAATTTCAGTATTTCATCATCGATACCAAAACATCGAACAAGGTTCCGAAAAGATTTTTCAGTTCCCTTTGTCTTATAAATGTAAGCTAAATTGTTGTAAATATTGTGATATATTAAATTTTTAATATCACTAAGTTCTTGTTCAAACTCAAGTTTCTCATTGCGATTAGCAAGCTTTTCAATTATCTCAGTGTCAATAAAAAGTTCTGGAGTTGACAGGCCCAACCCTTCCAATAGTCTACCTGCAAATGGTAAAGGTTTAGCACTTGAACTAACACTAGCGCTTGTATAAGTAGAATATGTTGCTTCTCGCAAAGTCGAAAGTGATTGAATTTGCAAATGAAGAGAGTCAAAATAACTAGCTAGTATTTGAGTTAGGTTTCTAATTTCACCTTTGTTGTCTAAATCGTCATCAACAACCCAACGAGGCAACATATTGTAAAGTGCTGCATTGTTTCGAGTGTCGTAAGTTAATCCAATTTGTTTTTTATCAGTTAAAAAACTATCAACATCTGGATGGAACGAATATACAATGGGATCCTTAAATTCTGTTTTTGCTGCACTAGCGGACACAATAGCCGATCCCATCCCTCTAGCTGTTGAAGAATATCCAACCCAGTTTCCATTTGAAAAACGTCCCGAATAATCCAACACAGTTGAATCTATAGTGTCTTTAGTGGTGACCCCCTCATTAAATTTAAAATACACTCCCAAATCAAGTGGGTTTGATTCATTGTATTTGTTAAAATCTGTATTTGATCCGCCGTCTACTTGAGTAAACCAATAACGACCAACTTGTTCAGGTGTCCTACTTGTCTTCCAATATCTAAACTCATCTAACGAACCAGATAATTTACCCCAACCAGCACTAATAACGCCGCTATAATCAGAATGCTTTGATGCTGATGGTGCGGTTATTAAAGAACCAATATGTGCTTTAAGGCCACCGGTAACTTCGTTTAGTGGGGAATTACCAAACTGAGATACTTGGTTAAGATCGCCATTGACATATAATGATGCAGTTACATTATTGTTACCATTGATAAAAGAAAACGCATAATGATTCCAGTCTTTTACAGAGGACTGCGTTAAACCATCACCAATTGAAGAAGTAGCAAAACCACTAGTACCAGACATAGCAGTGATTAAGAAGGGATTAGAATTGGTTGGCGTACCAGCTAATTCAATTCTTAAACGACCGTAATCGGCACTAGAAGATACTTGCCCGTTCCAAAGATCAAATATTACTTCCCTTTCAGTATTGTTCGATGTGTCAAAAGCCTCTTTTCGAAGCCAAAATTCTACTGTAACGCCAGTGTTTAAGTTAAATTCAAGATTAGATTGTCTATTGCTAAGAGCATCATAGACATTCGATCCGGTGAACCCAACCTGAATTTTATCCATATTGGAACCAGTGTGGGGGCCACCAATTATTTGAATGTATTCTACTGAGTTGGTTTCTCCGTACCCAGTAGCAGAATTTATATTTTTAGCACTATTAAAACCATCAGCAGAAAAAATAGCATACCCATTAACCCTGGGGTATTCATTTTCAAATATATGCCTATCAATATAGGAGGAAGAATTGTGCCACTCTAGCTTTTCACGCCTGGATCCGTCATAAGGATACGTTTCATAAATCCTCTTAATGGCGTCTTCATAATATTTTTCAGCTAATCCATATTTAGCAAAATTAGCAGGATCAGTATAATCAACAGCAGGTATAAACCGCTCTTTGGCAGCTTCAAACTCTCTAACAAAATCACTAGATTCCCCTACTTCTCTTGCAACTTCATCAGAACTTTTCAATGAGGAAATTTTAAACGATTTCCTGTTTTTAAAAAGGTCTTTGAGACTCATTTTTAATCAACCCTAAATTTAAAAATCTCAGGCTGTTCTCTATAATTTCCATCTGGCATTTTATAAATAAACCTAATTGCGTACATATAACCAGCCTCTAAAATTTCCATTGGAAAATCAAAATAACTCCCTGACGTATCATACGAAAGTTTAGTGTGCTCGGTAGATCCTGTACCATATGATACAACTTCAAATTCATCAACTGTTCTATAAATTCTGTAATGTGCATCTTCTACTATTGCCGTTGGAATATCACTTGTAGCCCTATCATAAATATTTGGATTCCAATCTTTTTCTCTTATGTAAAGCCTAAACCTTGTCGATTTCTCATCGCGATGGTAGGTGTCTCTCAAGTTAACAATATTTGTAACGTACTCAGGATGAGGATTGTAATCCACTGAATCAAATGTTTTTACCGTTATCGCAGAGGCTGTGTGGAACTCTACTTTGGTTTCTTGCCCAAGAGATATGTTGTGCCAAACTGGGAATATAGTTGTCGCAGAACCAGTATACGCAAATGATGCCGAGTATATACCAGTTGATACATAACCACCCGTCACATTAACATCATTATTGGCAACTACACCACCACCAATTGGCAGGGAGTACTTGCTACCAGAATCGGGCACAGAATTGTCTTTAGAGCCAGAATAAATACTAACTAATATGTCGTTCGCTCCGTCTTCAACAATGGGTATGTTTCTTAAGCGTCCGCGAATATTGTTGTATAGATAAATAGTATTTAGATTCTCGTCGCCAGTGGCTAAAGAACTACTTAAGTAGAAATCTCCAGCACTATCTCTTTTTGAGGAATCCCACCGAGCCTCGATGGATGGTCTCTTTAGCACATATTCAGAATGTCTAGCAAAGAATTTTTTCGTGTAATATGATCTTTTTTCAGCTTCTTGAGCATCAGGAAATTTAATTATAACTCCGTAATTTGGCTTTTGCCCAAGAACGTTACCAGTGCTGTTAAGCCATTGTTCTACAAGAGTTGTAATATCTACACAAATATTTTCTGTACCATCTTCAAACGATGCTGTAAAAGAAGAAGATACATCACTGTGAAAATCACCCCCTGTAGTAATCCAATTAGATGAAGCGGTAGCTGGTGGTGTCCCCGATGTGGCCTGAATCCAGTTTGAACCAAAACCACTATATGTCAAATCCTTGTATTCATCCATATCCAAACCATAACCCTCTTCCCAAGATTGAGTTAAAGCTGCGATAGTTAATTTAAAATCTTTTGGAAGTGTGTGGGTGTGTTCTGCATTGTACATTTTCAAGAAGAAAGAGGCACTGCCACTAACTGGAATATTTCCAGCAGAACGGTCACTTGATATAACATCAACTGGAAACTGGATTAAAATTCTAGACAACTCAGACGACGCACTGCTTTCTTGACCATAAATTGAAAACACTTCAAGTGTATCAGCTAAACCCATATTAGAGCCGGTCGCCCTAGTTCTAAGGTTCATTTGATAAGCATTACTAATTGTTGTATCTATACTGGCACTATATCTTTGAATTCCCATTATCTAACGGTTCCCTTAATATCAGAGTCTAAATATCTGATTTCAAACACTACATCCTCTGGAGCTAACAAGTACCTCCCATCAAAAGATGTATTTTCACCAATATCAAAAGAGATTGCAGAGTGTAGAGCGCTAGTTTTATTAACCATTGTTACATCAACCGTGTCTGAAATTCCCTCAACTTGATTTAAGATGCGATATATGTTTGCAATATTTATTGGTTCCCCTATTTCATTAATATTGAGGAACTGAGCTTTTAGTTCTGTCTCAGCTGCTTGAAGAATTGAAAACTTATCGACCTCTGATTCTGTGACAATCGTAAATTCTATTCCAATGTTAACAATATTAGCATCAACGATATCAACAGTATCGTTAACCATTCTATACTGGTTTATCCAATTTTTAAGATTATTCTTAATTGTGTCATTGGTCTTTGTCAAATTACCATTAAAATCTTCGGACACTACATATATGTTTAAATTTCTTTTAAAAGCATCTGGATCTTGAAAAATATTACACCTCTTAATAGAGCCAAACTTAGCTGGCATCATATACACTATTGCTTTGTAATCTTGCGCTGTGACTGCCCTATTTTGTGAGGAGAAAGTATCAAATATTTTTCTTTTTACCTCATCCATAGACGGGTAAGATACATCACCAACAATTGGTTCATCATTTGTAACTTCTAAAGAATTGATTACTGTTCTTTTCAACGACTCGTTTAATGAAACAGAATCTGGAAATGCTACGATTGGACCATTCATACTGTTAATGGCACCAACACCCGCGTTAACAGTTGCAGAAGTGTTCTTTCTATACGAGACCGTTATCGTTGTATTAGAAGGTGCAATGCCAAATTTATCACTTTGCAACAATCTTGTTGGGTCAAAAGATAAATCTGTAATGTGATCTCTTGCGTGCCTGTCGAGAACAATATCTTCAGGTCTTAAAACGCTGTTATTTGACAGCAGATTTTCATCGTCAGAACCATATCCAAACTGCAAAAAATTCCTACCAAAATCTCTTTCAACAACAAACCTCCTCATTGCAACAAACGGTTTAAGAAGGTTAGGAACTATATCTGAATTTGCACCTGTGTTAGTGATCGGTCGATAAATTATGTTTTGAGACAAATAATCAACTTCAAAATACTCATTACCGTCAGCATCAACAACTTTAACTATTTCAGTTAAATTTGGATCCCCAAGATCGACTCTTTTAAATTTTTCAAATTTTCCAACTTGAAAGGTTTTAACCTCATAGACGCCCGATACTACCTCGCCATAAGCCCTAATCGCATACTCAGAGGGCAAACCAGTAGATTGATTAACCTTAGCAACAACTGTTTGATTAGCAGGATCTGCAAAATTTACATCATTCATTAACATAAAAGTCGCGCCCGTGGTGGAGGAAAATGTGGTGCCCCTTTTCAATACAGGCAAATAACTTCTATTCACTCCCATTCCAGAAGCAGCGGCTGGCACTCTAGCAAATAAAGTTACCACTCCATAAGATGATGGAACAGAATCTAATTTGAAGCCTAACGCCTTTGCGTGTTTAACAACATTATTGTATTCATTGGCTGTTGATAAAAATGATTCATTTGCTTGATAATCCAAGTAAAACGACATCATATCACCAATATAAGATACCGCATCTACCATCAATGCCCCGAAAGAAGCCTCATTAAAATCTTTGTAAGTGTCTGGGTAATATCTTCTCGCATATTCAATCAAATCATCACGAATTCGATTAAAGTCTCTACTTGTGTACTTAATTGATGGAAATTTTAATTTATCGGGCATTTTCTTCCTCTATCCTTTTTAAGCCTGTATTCTTAATACATCTCTTTCACTTAACGAAGGAATCACATATTTTATAACAACCCCAAGGGCGTTTCTATCAGTTTCTAATCCCTCAGAATCAGTAAAATTTATCTCTGATATTTGAACAAATGGGAGATATTTTTTAACCTGTTCTGTAATTCTTTGCATAATTTCCATCCTTACAGCTTCATTGTTAAACTCGAATAAATAATTATACATCCCCACTCCAAAAAGAGGATCCATAATCCTCTCACCCGGTGATGTCAGCACCAGCATTTTTAGATTCTGCGATATGACCTGTTTAACAGTTTTTGTCTGTGTGTAGCCGCCCGCAGCATCTAACAGTAATGGAAGTTTTGGTGAATATCCTTTCATTGCTATTGTCTTCTATATAATTATCTTAATCATCAAGATTTATATAGATTTTCTATAATCCCTCGAATAAATGATTTTGTCCTTGTAAATTGTTCTGGATCTATTACAGAAGCATTCAATAATTTTTTATAACGAACACCCCCAGTTCCAAAACCACCTGGCACTGATGTTATATCTTCGATTTCAGAAGGAAAATTGCTAGATATCGTTTCTTTTTCACTTGTGCCTAAGTTGATTGGATTTGTTAAAAATGCAGATATGTTTTGGTCATTTATCATTAACAAATAATTAAATAATTTTCTTACAGGGAAGATATATTCAAACATTGTTTTAAACTGAGTGTTTTGGATCATTCCCTCTTTTAGTGCATCTAGTGTGGCCCTTCTTGTTGCATTGTTAGTTAGGGGGCTGTCCGAGCCAACCTCACCCCTAATTGAGCCCCATTTGGCCTCATAAGTTATAATAGGAACACCCTTTTCAAAACTATAAGAATTAAGTGCCAAAATATCTTCAGACAAATCAAACTCAAAAAGAGTACGAAGTAGGTATGTTAACCCTTCTGAACTGAGACCGCGACCAAGATATCCGTGAGTTTTTGATCCGCGCAAACAAACCCTCAATCCAATGGTGTCTTCATCGGTAATTGCACGGTCAGAACTAGCTGCATATCGATCCATAAAGACAACATCTGGAACCTCGTCATCAGCACGAACAACATAGTATTCCATATACAAACCCTCACCATTTTGTTCCCAATAGCTTGTATATCTCCCACTACCAGGGTCTTCAAACAATGTAAGGTTTAGTGGCGCTCCATCAATATTGTGCCCAATAATTTCAAACTTATCAAGGAAAGATAACATCAAAGACCGCATATTCGTATCTGAAATACTTTCGCCTGGTGATACTTCTGGAAAACCTTTACTCTCCACGAACAATTGATAGATTAGCCCATTAAATGCACTTAGTGTTATTTCTAATTCTTTAGCGACATAATAACCAATCGCTGCCCGATTTAAACTAAGTCTTTCATCTATTGGAGGATAATAGGCCAAGGTATCCCCAGGACCATCCACGGATAAAAAGCCTGATTCGGGCCTTTTTTGTTCTAACTCCATTTGAGCTAATTCCCTAGCTGCATCTTGAAACGTACCACAGGTTGGCGTATCAAAAAGACCGTCCCTAATCGAGGTAAATAATATATATTCTACAATATATGACACAAGGGTGGAGTCAGCTATATCCTCTATATTTAACATCCTTTTATATCCCCGAGCCAATGCAGGATTGTTAACTGGAGAGTCGTTAGTTGCCCCAGCATCATTAACAAATTCATTACCCCAAGTAGTATTGAACTTTTCAGGCACTGATGTTAGTGCATACATATTTTTGCATAAAAACTCAAATATATATATTCGAAGCAAGTATCTCAAAGAAGTCTCCTTCATAACATATTCTCTGAGATTTGGAACTCCACCAGGATTTGACATAGCTAAAGTTATTTTGTTTTTTATAACCTCTTTAACACTAGACTCTCGACCTTCTTGACCCTCAAGACCCAACAACTGTAATACTATATCGAAATTACCAAAAGCACCTCTCATTGAAGACAACAACTCTGATGAGTCTTCTAACAGTGGTGAGTCAGATACAAATCGATATAAAATTCTCATAACATCGTTGAAAACATTCGTGTAGGTTCTTGCTAACTTACTAGACCACTCAGAATCATTCCAAGGCTTTTCAAGACCTTCTGGCCACACTGTATTGAGTTTTTCAATTATGAAATTAGTATACAATTCTTGCTGCTTTGTACATTGCATTTCATCAAAATCAGCAAAACTAACAGAAGACTCCCCATCAATTAATTCTGTAGGGAGGTCATTAAAGACAGGAATATCCCGATACTGTGAAGCATTTATAAATTCATCTGGTGGAGTGGAATTATCAATTACATCATTTTGAAGTCGCTCTAGTTCGGTTCCCGGCGCGTTGAGGTATTTCACAACTGGCCCCTCTACATTAGCACGCCTTAAAGAATCAGGGAAACCAGATATTGGAGCCCTATTGATAAAAAATGTCCTAAGAACTGGAAAATCTGTTCCGCTCGATGCATCGGCAACCCACCAGCCTGGAATGGTATTACTTTCGTCCACTTGATATGAAATCGCAGCTTTTTTTCCATCCCTTAATAAAATTGAATCTCGATATGCACCAACTGAATGATGTAGTGTGGAACTATAAACCCAATTTCTATTTTCTATAGGATCAGAAGCTACAATATCTCTAGGTGTCCCTGCTGGTTGATAGAGATCACTTAAATTAATTCTAGTTCTTAGCTTGGGTGGCATTGCTGCGTTGGTTAAAGCAAACCCTACTGGGTTTGACCAAGCCTTGTTGTAGCCCTCATCCGAAATAATGTACATCACTCCCCTGTTCTTGGGAAATTCTTCAGAGTATGTTTGCCCTTCAAAAAGAGACCTTACAAATTCAGCGGTTTCGCCGAAAAGAGAATCAAAACGAGTTGGTGCGGACACCCCATATTCGATTGTGTCATAGGGGGTTTCTCGTTCCCCCATTCCCTCCTCAATCATCACTCTAGCGGGTGCTACAAACACAGATTCAACCACTTGCTCTATCATCTGTTCCGTTGTGGAGTGATTTGCAATTTGTTCTCCAATTACACCACTTTTATTTATTAAAGCATCATAAGAATCAGTAAACGGACTCTCTGGTGATTCAAACATTGAAGCCATTTGTGCTAAAAGTCTTTTTCTTCTTTCTTTTTCTGCGTTGATTTGCTCTTCTATTTGTTCAGAACTTATACCCTCTTTTCGACCCAACAAACTTCTTCTTATTTCCTCAGAAAAGCCATCATCACATATTCTTCTAGATGGAATTGTGTATCCAAATTCACAAATTGAAGAGTCAACTAAAGAACCTAAAGAAGAAAAGAAACTTGCTACATCTTTTTTTGTACTAAAAAGAGAGGACATAGGAGCATAAGCATCTAATAAAACAATACCATATACCACATCTAAAACCTCAACCGATGCCTTGTTCTGCAACAAAGAACACAATTCTGACACGTCTAGTACAGCCGACACATCATTCATTAGTTCTCTTAGCAACTCACTTGTTGCAGTTCCATCACCCGCGTTAGAGGATAAAAGGTTATAAAATGAATCTAACTCTTCAGAAAAATCTGAAGAATTAGAAAGTAGTGAGTTTATGTTCTCTCTACCGTAATTCAATTCTTCATTTGATGCACCCGTTAGCTGGCTTAGTAGGCCCATAACTATTTGGGTAATAATAAAAACCGCTATCTCTATCAATACACTAAAAATCAATATGGCCAAGTTTTTAGTTACATCGAATATCAAACTTTCAGCAGGAAAATTAAATGGTATCGTAACATTAGATATGTCAGGTAATTTTTCAAGAAACTTTTCAATACCTCTGGATGCCTCGCTTAACATAGAATCACTAACGGGCTCGCCCAAGCCTTCAAATAATTTGACTGCTAAATATTTAAAATCAACGTGATTCAACAAGTTGTTATATAATCCATCAAAACCACTCCCAAAAGAATCGAATAGTTCTGATAGATCCATTTCAAAGGGGCCTGTCCCTGTAGAGTGTACAACATCTCTAACTTGATCTGCTACATTTAGTTGAAAATCAAAATTAAGTATATTATTATTTTCAGACAAAAGTTGCGTTGCAGTTTTTATGGCATCTTGAGATAATGGAGATAAGCTTTCATCTCTTGATAGCAACCCAGTGCCATAGTTAATTAAGCCCAATATAGCAGCAGCTTTTTGCGCCCCCCTTTCAAGTGGGGTGTTTCTTAATATTTCAGACTCAAACGAAGGTGAATCCAACAAATCAGGTCTAGGCGGGTATACATATCTATTTACAAACTCCTCCCAAGATGGCTCAATTGAGTTTGAAAACATTTGTGCCATTTCTTCGTTAGCCCAATAAATTAACGCAGAAGTAGTTTGAGAAATTAGTGGTTGCCTTGTATTCATTTCCATTCTAGGCCAAGCCGTTCTTAAGAACATATCAATGGGTGGTTCATTTAAATCTTCTGCGAGATATCTCACATCTAAAATGTTGTAATTTGCTGCGTCGAACACAAACTCTAAATACTTTTCTGCTGTTGTTGGTACAGTTTTTAAATCAACATCAACCTCATTGTATCTTAGAAACTCCTGTAATAAATCAATAAATTTATTTAACCTCTCTCCTTCGGATGATAAATTAAGAGAAGTTACAACGCCTTCGGCCAAGCTCGTTGCCCCTTCAATAAAAAAGCTTGGAACACCATCACTAATCCCACTTAAAAAAGCTGATCCATATTTTCGGATCATAACATCGGATACTAATTTATGTTTTTGTCTTATCTCCGCAACTTGGTATCGTGTAACAACAGTATCGGCTGATGAATAAGCTGGAGTATATGTAGACTCTGGATATTCACTCAGAAGATTAACCGGTAATGTAACCAAAGTTTTTACTTTTGTTGTTGGTCTCGGGCTGATATAGTATCTGATTTCTCCCCTAGATGAATAAGTTTGATATAGTTCTTTTGATCTAACCAGCAAAACATCCTTCTCTGCAGATGTGACTCTTTTATTATAGAATTCTATTAATAAGTCAACGCCCCTTTTAATATACCCATCAATTCTTTGTTCTCTTTGCTCAAGCGAACCTAATGAATCGTATTGAACTAATTCTCCATCACTGTAAGCTTCATCAACAACAATACAATGTTCACAACTACGCCTATCAATGTAGGGAGAGAGTCTGTCTTTGTATTTCCACTCAACTACAGGCGCGTCGGGTTGACTAACACATTTGGGTTTTTGTAGTTTTTCTACTTGATCTGTACAAAGTTCTGCCATCGTAAATCCTAATTAGTGTTGTTGTATCTGCTTAATATATAAGTGGGGGATACTGGTTTAAGATATTTCATTTTTAGAAACTCGCCGCCAACGCGACTAAGCGCCTGAGATATCGCTCCCTGTATACCCAACTTAGATTGCATACCTGCAACTATACCTTGAAAAACCGGATCTGGTAGAGGGGAGCCTGGAATGGCGTGAGTGTGAGCCAACATTGCAGTGTTTACTGTCATCTGAGCGGTTAAATTACCTTGAACAATTCCATTTAACTGCCCGATCTGATCCACCAGGGAAATAAGTAAACTAATCAAATCGTCACCCTTAACCATTGGTTGTAATCCCGAATCATCGTTTCCCGCTATTAAATCAATCCCTTTAACAAATTCTATTTTACCACCTTGTGAGTTTTTTGATTCTGGGCGAGTGATTAATTTAATACCCTCACGACCTATAATCCTTACAGCGTCTGCCTTAATGCCTATACCTGAACGTGCTGTCGATTTTCCAACCTTGCCTGCAGCCAGTTTGAAGTATCCATCTATATTTGCTTTCTGGCTTATGTATATTCTTGCTGCATCTTTTTTCATTGATGGATCGACATATATTTCTTCTCCATTTCTATCATAAGTTGCCAAGTTGTCAGCAGACATCCTGCCAACAACAATGTCGATTCTAGACGCACCCATTTCAGCACCGTAACCAGAAAGACGACTTCCTGGTCTGTCTCTTCCAATTACAATTTCTGCGTTTTTTCCGATTACCTCTTCAGAATCAGATTTAATATATCTTGGTTTTGGCTCTACCATTATAGAACCAGCAACGCCACGCTGACCCAAACTGACATCGGCTAATGTCTTACCACTACCTGTGTAATCAATTGCCTTTCTAGATGACATAAACCAGTATCCTTAAAAATTAGAAATCGTTTGGAACATCAGTGTTTCTAGGATCCCAATCTGGAGGGATCGGGCGTCCGTTTCCTAGCACCGGTGCTTCCACTAGACCAAATTCATCTCGTATCGGTATGCAGACTTTTTGCCAAGTTTCAAAACCAGGGTCGCCAGATTTTGGATTATACGCATTACGATGAGCACCAATATATTGTATTCTTCCGCCTGCAGCAGCCACTTCAGCAATAATACATCTAATAAGTTGAATAGCAACCTGAGCTTGGCGATCTGATAACCTATCAGGATACCTTTCTGGTCGTAAACGGTCGGATCTTCTTGGAAATTTTCCTTCCATCTCTATTTGCACTGCCCTGGTATTAAATCCGTGAGAGCCCCACACTTTTTTAGTAAAATCATAAAGTCGATATGCCTTTGGGCCGCCCCAAGCTTCACTACCATATTCATTAGTAACCATATAATGCACGTGCAAGCCCATCCATCGACGATAACCACCCGTTCCACGACCGCGCTTTATTATCATACCAGTCGCATCGCGCTCTCCGCGCTCTAAGCAAGCAGTATCATACCTAGAACAATCTGTTTGACCTTCCGGGTGTCTTGAATCATCATCATCGAGTGGTCCTGCTTTTGAATCCATTTGATGTAGTACAATTGTATCTATTCTTTCAATTGGATTATCTCTTCTAGAACCAGGAGGATCAAGCATTTCGGCGCGAACATCAACGACCTCCAGGCAACTACTTAACGGAGGAATTGGGGAAAGCGGATCAAATGGCTCCGTTGGTCTAGACGCATTGTTTGATGAGTTTGATGGAAAATTACCCCCAAGTGGAGATCTTGAACCACCCCCTCGCCCTCCTGGTCCAGTTGAACCACCAGATCTTGGCCAAGAACCATTAGGCCCAGCAACAGCACCGGGAAACTCGTACTTACCACTACTAAAAGTCCTAGCATTAGAATATGTTACAACTATTCTATCTCCTGGCATTGGAAGGGGATACCCCTCTACTTCAACTTTTGGAAAAAGGATACCTGTCTGCATATGTGCTCTAATTGCAGACCAAAAAAGAAATTTCTCCTGCTCAGTACCCTCTGGATTATAATAACCTGGGTGGGGTAAATTATCGTGAATTCCGTCAATCCTTGCAACACACCAAGGTAATCTAATTTGTGCAGCCGGATCGGCATAATCGTACATATAACCAGGTGGAGGGCCTATATTTGCAGGATATGACATCAAACATTGTCCAACAAATGGTCCGTTTGATGGAATGATGGGTAATCTATAGGGAGCAGTTACTGCATAAGTTAATGCGTCGTAAGGCTCAATGCCTACAACAGATGAGTTGTGAGTTAACCCACCAACAAGGTTGTTTTGCGCTCCTGGCGCAAATATTGTATAAGGGTTGGCTTGATTTTGGTCGGCCACTTCACGCAACCTCCTTAATCATATCAAAAAGTTCATCTTTATCTTTTTCGCTTAAGCCAGCGTCGGCGTTCTTATTTTTCTGTAAAAGTGCAGCCACCTTAACTAATTGTTCGTTAGATCGCTGTAGTGTTTCCAGATATTTCGCCGCAACAACGCCTAGTTGTTTGTGACTATGTGTGTCATTGGATACAACAGTTTCTAACTGCTTCAGAAGATCCTTAGCCTTATCGCGATCTGCTCGAATGTTATCAACAGCCTCTTCTAAATATGAATCCAAATCTTTCACTAAATATCTCCTTCATTCCACTTACCTTTAAAATCTCGGTACTTAGAACGCATCTTGTTGAGACTATTAACAATCTGTTTTGTATTTAGACCGGTAATCTCTCTCATATACAGATAAATAGCTTTTTTATTAAAAATTTCAATGTCCTCGCTGTTCTCCAAGAGGATCTTAACAGCTTTCAAAACTTTTTCATCATTTGGTTTTAATTTGCCCGTGTCCCAAGATTCTATCTCTTCCCACAGGTGTGTCCAAAATTCGTGTTTCTCTCTCTTAGATTCATATCCATTTGTCGTGACAAGATATTTTATTTCTAAATCTTTTGATATGTCATCAAAATCAACCTCTCTCTTTGCCTGCTTTGCGTTTTTCTTAACCTTGTGAATAAACCAGTTTTTAGTGATTACGGAAAAATAAGAAAACGCTTTTGACCCCTTGTTGGGATCATATTTGTCCAAAATCATCGTAAGCCATACTTTACACTCTTCGCGAAGCTCAACAATATTAGGCAAGTTAGTAAATTTATAAGTGAAAATAATTTTATCAACCATCTCACCAAAAGCTGGCTGTATATAGGTTACATACAACTCTGTTCTTTCTTTAATATCTTCACTAATAGCGTATTTTACTATTGCGTCTTCGTGAACTTGTGTAAAATAATGCTTACTTCTCTTCTTCCGCCTCTTCTTCATTGAATACATCCTCTATTTTGTCTTCGTCAATCGTAATAGTATAAACATCTCTATATAACTCGATGTCGCTCACTACTTGCTGAGAATGTATGATCAAATTTTGTATTGTTTGATCTCCATAATACATTTCAAGCTCATTAATAGCAGATAAATGATCTGAAAAGGCTTGAACTGTTTCCAGCAAGTTATAAACATTTTCCGACAAAAAAGAGAAATTTTTTAATATCCACCTTAAATAGAAAATAAAAAATATGTTTATAACTATCGATATTATTAATATTGTTTCAATCATCGTATGTTTGACTTCTTAGTTCCTTTTTTTCTTGCTCTAAATCATCTTTCGCATCTTCAATATATTGCTTAACAAGGGAGCCGGTTTTTTGTTTTTGCTGACCTCCTGTTTGTTTCAAAACAACAGGCATTGAAGGTATTCGCTTAAGACTTTGTTCAGAATCACACTCCTCACAATCTGTTAGCTTTTCTTTAATTGAATGAACAACTTGAAAAACTATAGAACAATCATCGCATTTATATATGTATCTTGGCATATTAAATTGTAATCGATTTAGTGATACTGTCTTTCTGCATACACCACACCAACATTTCCTCATTAGAAGCTGGTCTGTCTAAAGCCTCAAAAGCCTCTACCATATCTTGCTTTTGCAAAGGCTTATTAAGAACATATTTTTCCTCGTTAATTATAGCAACTGGATATTTTAACATATTCCTTCTATAACCCTGTGCGTGTGCCCTTTTCATATACTCTGACTCTGCACCAGGCTTGCCAAGAGGGTAGCCTGCTTCTAGTTCATATTTAAACTCCCCAAGTTCCCGATACGTTTCTTTGGCCATTATATGATAATCAGCATAACCCTTATGGAGCGATTCATAAATTTCAAGATTGTTTTCGTGTGGATTCATAGCGTTATTTTGCTTTCTAAACCTATAAAATGGATAAGCGTAATGAATAACACAACCCACATTATTATGTGAATTTATGTGACTTATACTTCTAGAAATCCAATCATCTTCAACAACAAACAAATGGTCATCAGGTGAGTCAATAAAATAATCCCCTTGAGCTATCCTTCTAGCTTGAACCTTTGCATACTTTGTGCAGATAGGGTAATCGTTCTTTTCATTTAATATTAGTTTGTAGTCAGCACAGTTCGGTTGTAAACTATTGAGATAGTTCAAAACCCTGTCGTCAGTCGAACCGTTGTCAACAACGATGAGTTCAATGTTGTTTGAATCGTATGTGCTTGTTTTAAAAAAACTTTCTATACAGTTTTTAATTAACAAGGGTCTGTTGTAAGAAGTGACACACAGACTGACTAAGCCGCTACTCATTATAAACCCTCTTAAAAACAACACATCGATCTGCTTTTTCTACGAATTCAACTCTTGGGTCTAACTTAAGTTCTTCACAAACTTTCCAGGGACCACCATCTCTTTCTACATAATGTATATCTGGAACTTGATCTTTACTGGCATTGTGAAAAACAATATATGACCCAGCGCCGCCAGATAAAATACAACTCTCAGCATCTTTTTTTGTTTGAAGATAGGTGTGATTGCCATCAATAAAATACACATCCATATCAAACTTTTCGCTATCCAGCACTTTATCCGAATGACCTTTAACTAGGGTAAAGTTTTCGTAACCCTTGTCTTCTAAAAAGTCCACAATGTCCTTGTGAAGAGCAACATTCAACATTCTCCATTTGTTAATTATTTTGTGAGTCTGTTCGCCACTGTTTTCTTCAGCAATTAACTCAAACAAATCAACACCAGTCGCATAATAATTTTCTTTATTTTCACTTAAAAAGTCTAAAACTTTTCGAAAAGTACCACAAAAATAGACACCAATCTCAAGATATCTAGGTTCGTCAAACTTGTTTAATAATTCTAAAATACATTGAGTTTCAATTTCTGACAAATCGGTTCTACTACCATATAATTCATCACGAAATTCTTTCTCTTTAATATCCATTTACTAAGCGCCTCCAAATTCTTTAAAATATTTTTCCAATGTCTCACTATCTCGTATTACATTAACAGAATCACAACTTCTGTAGGAATTTGAATCTGAGAAGTCGTTTACTAATACTCTTTTACAGTGCGGTAAATCAAATATAATATTATCATATTGAACTCCAAAGCCCTCCAGTTGCCTAATTGTATTATCGTAACTTTCTTTTCGTTTTCTGGAAGTTGTTAGCACTAGGTGAATCTTTCCAGTATTATAAATCTTGTTAATAAACTCGATGTTTTTATTCAAGGGCCTAGAAAACCCCCATCGCGGGGAAAAGAACCTAGAGGAGTTCTTAAATAATACGCCATCTATATCTAGGAATATTGTCATAAAATCAGATTTATATTTTCGCCACTCCTCAAGCGTTCCCCAATCACAATAATCACTAATTTCTTTTGAGGAAAATAAAGTATTATCCAATATCATATTGAAAATTATATGTGATATATACAGGGAATCTTTTTGTTCCATTTTCTCATAATATTCCACAAACTGTTCTGCCTTTAAAAAAGAGTAGCCGCCTACACAGAAATTGGAACTAATGATTCTTTTTTCAACTATGTTATCAATTAAATCCATATCATTTAAGGAAACGTAACTCTTGTTTGACGCATTAACACTTTGTAAATCATTTAAATCACAAGTACAAACGTAATTTCCCTCCTCCAAATCAGCAACAAAAAAGTTATCAACGTCTTTTATAAAGATTGGACCCTGAATATCGTTATCAATAATTGTCCTGTATACAGTTTCAGGCTGAGATTTTGTTGGTTGTTTTAATACATATATTTTTGGCACCACGCCCACCTCTTTAAAGGCAGCGAAAATACCCTCAATACTAGCGTATTGGTGTAGGTGTTCCTCTAAAATGGTTAAATAAACGTTCTCAACTTTTTCCAAGTTTAAGCCCTTAATAGCTGCAACCACCATTAAGTTTCCATCCGGGTGTGTTAACAGCCACTTTGGTCTAAGGTTTGGAAATCTTGAAGACTTACCAGCAGCTGGTATAATTAAATTCATCCCTTTCTCCTAGTAAACAAAACAGACACTCAATAACGTATCTCTTTACCTCCACAGTTTTTGCGTAGGGAAGTAAGCGAAACATATTTAGTAATTGGAAAAGCTTATAATATTGTGTGTAAAAAGGATACTTGTTAAAGTGTGCATCGATTTTTTCGTCTAAGTGTTTCAAAACTGTTAGCATCCTAATTTGATCATAATCTTGTTTATAAAACAAGCTGCTCCAAAAAAAGTAAGTATCCTGTCTAAGTTTCGCAATATCCTGTAGTGGAGACTCTAGATAACAATTGAGGAAATCAATTAGGTATATCTCTTTATTTGCTTCACTCACTAAAATATTTGAAAGCGTTAAGTCACCGTGACAAGAACCTACAGGTATTGTATAACACATCTGCTCATTATTTAAATAAGCATCAATTAAAGCATAAATTTTCTCTATATTCTTTCCATATTTATCATTCTTGTCGATTCTTTGATAGGTTTGTTTTAATTTAGAATTGAACAACCCTCTATCAACCAATTGAGGTGTACTGGTCTCAATTGACTGTTCAATCAAGCCGACAATTTTTTCAATGAAAAACTCTAATTGACTTTTAGAGCAAAACTGTAAAAACGTAATACAATCCCTTGCTTGTGCATATTCCATATCAAAAAAAAATAAACCATTGTCACTTTCACCACAACAGTCAATTAGTGGAATATTTATATTCTCAAGCTTTAGATTTTTACGAGCTTCTTTTTGTTTCTCAGCCTGTATTTTTAATCTATGGGAGGTAGCTTCATTCGTAGACTTTTTTCTAACAAAATAAGAACCAGACTTGTGTATTATACTTAATTCTGCACCAGAATTACCTTCAATTACGATTTGCCTAGTTCCACCCATAAACTAAAAAACAACAAGCCTTTATTCATCTTCTTCTTTTTTTACTTCAATCAACGGTGGGTTCGTTACCATTAATTCACCCTCTTCATTAGCAGCCAGTACAAAGCTCTTTAACACTTCTGTAATGTCGCTTTGTTCCATCAATGACTTTTGTAAAGCCATCATAACTGATCCGAGCGCTTGATTAGATAATTTCATTTTTTAGCCTCCTAAAGCATTCATTAATTCCTTTCTCAATAGTATACTCAGGCTTCCACCCTAAGTCCAGTAGAGGTTGGATATCTGCCTTTGTATATCTTACGTCACCTTCCCTTTCCGCCACATATTTAAACACGGTCTCTGGAAGATGTTGTAACACAATTTCTTTCATTTCATTTAGCGATATATTATTGCCCGTTCCAACATCAAAATGTTGACCATAAAAATCACGGTCGTGCTCCATTGCAAATATATTTGCCGACACAACATCTTCGCGATTAGCCATATCTCTTCTTTGTTCACCATCACCAGTAATAAAGGGAGATTTATCATCTCGGATGTGCTGCATCCAATTTGCTACTGCTGTGGCGTATGCAGTCTTGGCCTGCTGATCGGGAGAGTAAACATTAAAATATCTCAATGTAACAGTATCTAAACCATATAATTGAGAGTACATCTTACACTCCATCTCAGTATAAAGCTTTTGCAAAGCATAAGGACTGGCTGGGCCGTCTCCGTTCCCTACGACAGAAGAGGAACCAGCATAAATTAAACGTTTAGCCCCAACCTTTCTGGCAAAGTTTAAAACAGTGCTCCCGGCAATGACATTATTTTTTGTTGTTTCAACGGGATGCTCAACACTGTAGGCTACTCTTGGGATGGCAGCCAGATGGAATATATATTCTGGCTTGAAATTCCAATATGCAGGGTGGAAGTTAGCAGTATGATCCTGATTTAGAAAATCCATAATATTTTTTGGATATTGCTCTTGCAAATCAACCCCACGAACATCGTGTCCTAATTCTTGCAATCTTTCAAAAAGCCGAGAACCAATATAACCTTTGTGACCTGTTACTAAACATCTAGCCATTGCTTACTGCTCCTTTTATTTTTTCCCAATCGTGATTTTGTCTAACTTCTAAATTTTTATCCCACGCAGCCTTCATAACTGTTGGATCAATACCAATACTTTCAAAGAGATTGATAAAAGCATTTATATCTTTAGGAAAACATTTACCTCCAAAACCCAACGAACCATCGTGACCAGGAACGTCTAAATGAGAGTTGCCTATGCGACCATCAGAAACAAAGCCATTCATTACTTGATTCCAATCAATACTCAACTTATTAGCTGCTTGTCTCATTTCGTTCATAAAAGAAACCTTAGTAGCAAAAAAACAATTTGCCATATACTTGATAAACTGTGCAGTTCCGACATCTGTCTGGATTATTTTAACAAAAGGAAACCTTTCCCTAAACAGTCCTTCAACTTTATTAGTTAGCTCTGGTTCACCGCCTAGAATTACACGAGAAGCGTTAATAAAATCTAACCTCGCACTTCTTTCGGTTAAAAACTCTGGGCTGTGGATTATATTCAACTGTGGGTATCTCTCAATTAAACCTTCCATAGTTCCAGGTATCACTGTGGACTTTACAATAAAAATATTATCTGTTCTTTCGTTCCTATTTACAACTTCATCAAACACAGAATCAATAATACTAGTGTCCATTACACCGTTCTTTTTTTTGTTCATTGGTGTAGGCACGGAGACAAAAATAAAATCTGATTGATTTACCACCTCAGATAGATTGTGTGTTGATTTGTTAGGATCCTTATCATAAATTCTAATTTTGGCGTGTAATCCAAAACCAGAAGATATAGCACTCCCAACAAAACCATTTCCAAGAATGCCAATATTGCTCATTTATCCGTCCCATCGTCCTGTGTAATTTTCTCTCGAATCCTTCTCACAAGATTGATAATCCGTGCCCTTGTCAATTAACACTTTTTCATTAATATCAATAAACTCTTTTAGTCTTTTCATTTGATCGGGGAGAATTGCAAACCGATTATCTCTCCCAGGTAAATTATTATCAGTGGTGAAGTGTTTTTCTATGTAGTCCAGATCATACCTGAGTGCTAATACAGACGCTTCAATGCCCATACTGTGATCGCTAAAACCAATATGATCAGAATATTTCCTTCCAAATGCCTGTAATCTTGGTAAGTTTACTGACTCAAAATCACAAGGGTAAGATGAAACACAGTGTAATAGAACCAGCTTGTCTCTTGGTACACCAGAACAACTTTCTACAATCTCTTCCAATGTAGATGTGCCCGTAGACACCATTACTTTATCAAAGTACTGGCCACAATAATCAATCAATTCTTTATTTCGAGACTCCATACTAGGAATTTTAACAATATCTCGCTCAACCACGCTCAATATCCTAGCATCTTCAACAGAAAACACAGAACTAAAAAAAGATATTCCAATTTGATCGCAATATTCCCTTAAACGAAAATGCCTGTCAACAGTTAATTCTGCTTTTTCATATATTTGCCTTCGTCCATCACTATCCCAAACGCCTGGTTTAAGTCTATCAACTGACCAAGTTTGAAATTTAACAAGATCCGCTCCACTTTCCTTTGCAGCTGCAATCATTTCTTCGGCTAAACCCATATCGCCCATATGATTAGCACCAATTTCAGCTATTAACTTAGTTTGACTCATTCAACTCTCCTTGGCTTCTTTTAGTTTATTATCATATTTGTTTACTGTCTCAACATCACTGGTTCTATTAGAGCCGTGAATTCGATACCTATACAGCGGAACTTCAAGATAACCCAAATCATATTTTTGCTTAAATCGATTCATTAAATCGTGACCTTCTCGCATTTTAAATTCTTCATCATAAAATCCAATGTCACAAAGTGATTCATATGTAAACATCGTACCACAAGCAATAGGATCAACACGGTTAGAAAAAAAGTCTATTGTTTGACCAATCTTATCTACTTTTTTGTAATCACAACAAACAGCTTGATAGTCTTTGTTCATTGAAATGAAAGTGTATAGCATATATAAAAAATGCTTTGATACATAATCATCACTGTCAACTCTTACAAAGTATTGACCTCGGGCATTCTTTAAAATCTTGTTTAAAGAACAAGGAAGGCCCATATTTTTTTCATTTTCAATAAGCTTAATATTTAATTTGTCACTCATCAACTCACAAATGTCCATTAAACTTGTAGATGGCTCATCATTTACAATTATGACTTCAAAGTCATTGTGATCGAACGTTTGAGAGCCAAGACTTCTCAAGCACCTATAAAGCCACTCCTTTTGTTTATAGCAGGATATGCCGACAGTTACCTTATACATACTGGAAACTCCCTCCCCATAAATCCAACCATAATTCTTTTATAATTAAATTCGTCCTCGCCCGTCACAAAACCATCAATAGCTGACGGGCAAACTGTGATTCCATTGTCTTTTAAGCATTTAATAACTTTAGAATTATAGTGTTCTCTTTGGCCCTCTGGGTATGAGAATAAATCTACCTTTCGCCCCAGGATCTCCTCTAGACTAGATATACAATGCTTAACTTCATATTCTAGCTCATTACTATCCAAATAAGATAGTATTTCGTGGTTAACAGTGTGGCCACCAACTTCGTACATTGGTGGACTATCTAGGTTTTTTACTTCTTGTTTATTAAGGTTTAAATAGTTACTAACGTAGACGTCATCTCTGTATCCAATCTGGTTTCTTATTTCTCGCAAACCACGCTCTCTTTCAGATGGATTAGCCCTTTTCAAAAGTGCTTTAATTTCTGTAATAGAGTTAATTTTTTCTTCATTCGTCCCTATGTCATAAACTTTACCACTGAAACTAACCACAGAAGCTTCAGCAAAATTAATCATATGCTCAAGTTTATCGACCCAAAACCTTCTTTGGTTTCCAATAAATCCAGTTGTTACAAAAAACGTCGCTGGAACATTGTACTTTTTAAGTATTGGTAGTGCCACATCGTGTACATTCTTAAATGTATCGTCAAATGTGACCGCAACAGAACCCGGCTCCTTATCGATATCACGGATAGATACAGTTTTCATATTTTCACTAATATATTTAATTTGTTTCTCAAACTCAGAAACGTGAATATGTTTTTGTGAAAAGTTTTCTATACCTGGGGATGGGGAATTAGTAACTCCGTGGTATAACAATATAAATGATTTTTTATTGACTACCATTTGATTTAAACTTTAAAAAATTTTCTAAAGCAAGGTGCTTATCGGCTAAAGACATAGCTGTGTAATAATCACCAGCTGTCCTCTGCTCTCTTGCAACAATTTTACCACCTTTCTTAAACAAGTTTAATAAATTTAATATCATATTAGTTGCTAATACTGTCGTATGATATCTTATTTCAAAGATATTGTCAACAGAGTTCAAATCAATCATTTCTTGATGTATCAAATCACCAGTATCTAAATTATCGTCTATGTAGTGTACAGCTACACCCACATTTTCATAATCCTTCTTATACAAAGCCCACAAATCAGAATCCAATCCTCTGTATTTGCTTATATTACCTCTGTGGATGTTAATTGTTCCAAACTTCGGAATATCAAAAATAAAAGGTTTTACTAATCCAACCCCAAATGTAATACCCAAATCAGGCTTTAAATGTTCAATATACTTAGCCAGAGCTAAATTATTAACCGAGTATACCTCTATTAACTTTTTCTGGTTTACACGTTCCTCAACGCCGGTTTGAAAAAATCTTTTCTCAAACTCGTTTTCTTCTTCAGAGAAAAAAGGGCCGGTAACATAATTCTTTTTTAATCTCTTTCGCTCATAGACTATTGAACAAACATCAAAATGCTGCTCAATCTGATTTATGAAATAAGAATGGTGTTTGGTGTCTGTACTAAAGATTATTACTTTCATTTTTCATAATCTCCTCTAGCTCATAAATATCTTCAATGGTGTGTACATCAACGTAGTCTGTAAACACCACACTCAAATACATATCTAAACCGATATCCTCAATACAACGCCTTTTAAATACCCGTATTGCCCCATCTGTAAAAAGAGTTTGTTCGTTTATCGATATACATTGCCAGACCCTTTTATTTGGATCAAATAACTTTGCTATTGCTTCATCTATCTTCTCAACTGTTATCTGCGGAGAATTAGCCTGCAACAAACACACGCATTCTATTTTGTCTTGAAGAGTTTTCAATGCGTGCTCTGCTACTCTTTGCTTACCAAAAAAATCATTGTCAAAATTATCCTCAACTAGTTCCTGGGGCCTGTCGATCACCTTAACGCCCAAATCTAAACTAATTTTTTTTATATGTTTATCCTCTGTTGAAACATATATTTCATCAATAAATTTAGATTTTTTTGCCTGCTCGATGGTATAAGAAATTAGAGGCTTACCAAGCAACATATATCTGTTTTTATTTTTTAAACGATTAGAGTGCCCCTTGGCAGGGATAATTGCAATTGTCTTCATCTAGAACTCTATAGAATCAAGGATATTTTTACAAACATCATTTGGATTAAAAAGGTGGTTCTTAATTGATTCCTCAAAAGAACTTTCGTGATTTTCATTCACCAAATAATCAATATTGTCCTTAAATTCTTGAAGTGAAAAATTTACTCTCATTTCCTTACAATATGAATATTTGTATAAGAAATGTGCTGGCGGCCTATCATACGGCTTTATGTGGATATTGATGATTGGCTTTTTAAGCATAATGCACTCCTTAATAACCGTGGAACTAAAATTTAGAACAAAGTCTGATACCTTTATTAGCTCCATTGATGTGTGAGGGAACCAGGAGTTGTCTTCAAAATAGTGATCTCCACGCAAACCAGGTGGTGTTGGATCCTTTCCTCTAGTTTTTACTAAAATGGTATACCCCAAAGCGTGTAGATAGTGATATAACACTTGTAAATTTACTTTCATTACGTCCCTTATTCTAGGGAACACTACTAGCGCCATCTTTTTATTTTTATCTAAGTCATATTTTTGATAAACTTCCTCATCATTAATTTCAACATCGTACTTGGGCGAGCCCAAATACAGATTTTTTTCAGATAGAGTATCATAATGTTCTGCAAAAAACTTGCTAGGAAATATAACGTGATCGCAGTAGTCCACGTAAATACCTGGGCGGCCTGGATCAGGTTTATTATAGTAATGAGCAAAATCTATCATTGTTGTGATGACATATTTTTTGCTTTTCAAAGGTGGACACTCATAAAGCATATGATCTTCTGTAAAAAACACTGGACCTTGTGAGTGCTTTATATCAGCAAATGGAGCCAATAAAAAATTGTTTTGTTCGGCTAACTCCACAAGAGAGTTAAAATTACGATTTACACAATTATATTTCCCACTTTCTCCTAAAAAGAAACCACACTGTATGTCTCTCTTATTGGCTTCTCTTACTAGTGGTAAAAAATACTTCAAAGAAGTCACTTGGTTCATTGCAAAATTTAAGCACTGCTTTGTCATATTGCCTCGTAAAACTTTTCACAGCAATGAAGTATGTCAAGACTTTCATAATTAATATTGTCCCTTAGTTGGACCAGGTTTTTCTCAACTTGCTCTAATTTTTTAAGAAACATATCAAAGCTATCATATTCATAGCCGTGATTTTTACAAAATTCATTTATCCCACCCCCTTCTTTGTGAAAAAGAATTGGTAATCCACTTGCAGCACCCTCAATATGGTGCATACCGCAAGGCTCCCAACGAGAAGCTGTTACATATACATCGTGTTTTCTCAATTCTTCTCCTAACTCTTTTCCGTGAAGAGGTTCAACAAGTTTTGTTTTCTTTGGTGTATAATCCTTATTATATCTACCCACATACGTGAACTCAAAGTCATCATTATTTTGAAGATACTTGTCAATTTGTGTGTATATATCGAAACCTTTCAACCAATTATCGGACCAATGATGCGTAACTAATTTCAATGGTCCATTATATGTTTTCTTTTCGGATGGATAAAAAATGCCCCTGTCGCATCCATTATATATCACACTATATTCCTTGTTAAAGCCCTTTTTAATAAAATACTCTGCTAACCATTCGCTAATAAATACGGTTTTATCTGCTAACTGGTTTGATTGCAGAAGAAGGCTATCCATTGTATTCGTATTTTTCCTCTGATCGCACTCATTTATTCTATGAATAATTTTTACGTTTGGAAAGTTAGACTTGTATCTGTATATATCATTAACTGAATAACCGTTTTGATTTGGTCTCGGATCAATCATAAAAATAATATCAATCCCGTAATCAAAATCAAAAACAACTTCGTGACCCATATCCTTAAGATATTTGGCCATATTTACCAAAAAGCTATTACCACCACCCCAAGGACCAGATATTGGTCTCCTGTTAAACATAACTTTCATTTTATCGATATCTCTCTATATAATCAGAACAAATACCAGAACATAACCCCAAAGTACCCTCATAACCAAGCTCTGGTAAAACACACACTGAATTCTTCACAAGCTTCTTGCGAGGAAAAACCCACAGATAGTTCCTCGATGTCAATACAACATCATCAGATTTATGAAAAAAACAATGCACACCTTCATTAATCAACTTAGCCAATGCTTCTATATGCTTACAATGGCACCACAGCTTGTTATTTCTTAGATATTCAACACTAGTTTTGTATTGAGGGAAATCGTGTCCTAAATAAAATTCATCATTTTGAAACCACACATCGACTTCCACATCGTAACCACTTGATACAGCCGCGTTAATATAGTCAGGTGAGTTTTCTAACTCCGGTACCTTACCGTTGATATTACCACGATGAGCGATTAAAAACATATTAACAACCCCTAATCATTTCAAAGCGCACCATCTGTTGAATGAACGTCAATGGCACTTGTTTTTGTAAAAGCATATTATACAATTGTTCTTCAGATCTGCCTGCATCCTTTTCAGGTGCAAAATTATCATACAGTTTACAGTATTTATCCATCAATTCAGGAACACCAAAAGCAAACTGATCGTGGATAGAAATTTTGGGATCAAAATGCCTCATTAAGTATATTGTTTCTGGCATATCCTCACTCAATGCTATTCCCCTGCTAAAAACCAAATCAGTTCGGCTTCTAATAACAAAATCATATTGTACACCGCTCTGTTTCGCCATTTGGTTACACTGTTGCAGTCGAAGCCATTGCTTACTTCTGTCAGGGTGGCGATCTCTTGTAGAAGCTTTTACATCTTCCTCTGTTTCTTCCTCTACAAAAATACCCAAAAGCAAGTCACCATAAAACTCCTTTAATTCTGCCTCTAAATCCTCTTTACCATATTTTACGCTAGAAATATCATTGCCCCTAACAACAGTTTTTGTTGTAGATGTGGATATATAAACATCACAATTGTTTGGTTTTATAATCGTCTCAAACTGGTTTTGAAATGTTTCTTTATAGGCCCTGACGTGGCCGGGTAATAATAGAGCAGCCTTCATCAAGTCCTTCCTAAAAATCGATTTAAATCCTCGGGAGTTCCTATTCCCCACATTTTTTTAACATTGAAAACTTTTATCTTCTTATCGCTTAAGATTGCTTCATTGAAAACCGGGCAGACATAAAATTCGTTGTTAACTCTAATATCTTTTGATATCATCTGTTCTGCAAACTTAACATAATCAGAGCCCTTCTTCCAATAATATATACCACAAGTAGCAATGTTACTAATTGGCTTCTTTTCAGCTACTTCACAAACATAACCAGACTCATTAAGCCTCGCAAAACTCCATTTTGGGTGAGTTGCCTCGAAAGTCGCCATTCCCGCGTCAATGTTGTCGCCAACCATAGAATACATAAACTCGTTGCTTTCCCAATCCAAATATTGATCAGAATTGGCAATTAAAAGAGGCTCATTGTTGTCAATCAATTCTTTAGCCAAAAGTGTTGTGCAAGCAGCCCCCTCTGTCATACTATCGACCTGCACTACCTCGCAACCTGGAGAAATAAGATTCAATAGATATTGAAGATTGTATTGCTCATAATGTTCTTTTTGAACAATAAATATATGTTTTGCATCAATGTTAAGATTTTCAACAACAACCTGTATCATTGGCTTGCCTTCGACCTCAATTAGGGGCTTGGGAAAAGTATATCCAGCCTTTTGAAACCGACTTCCAGCACCAGCCATAGGTATCAATACGTTCATTTTACCACCTTGCCACTTAGGCTTTTCTTTTGCACTAGCATTGATTTCATTAATGCTTTTTATAATTTTATCATAAGTCACGTCCTGTGGGTCTATGACAGCGCAAAGGTGGGCTCCACTACTGAGAGCGGCCTTTCTGCCAATATGTGAATCCTCAACTATCAAAGTCTCTTTAGCATTAACCTCTGCTTTAATCATACATTGAAAATACATCTCAGCCGAAGGCTTTGGATTTTTAACATCCTGATTGGAATAATAAAAATCAATATACTCTAACAAACCTTTTTTAAGAAGCATCATCTTTACTGTTTCTCTAATTGAATTAGAGGCAACACACACCTTATAATCCAAATTCTTAAGTTTTTTCAGTATGTTGACCATCCTTTCATCAATGGTAAACTCCTCTTTGACTATTTCAATAGTTGCTTTTTGTTTTTCTCTCCAAATAAACTCGTGTCTGTCTTCTGGTAATTCTTTCTTCTCCGATAGTATTTGAACCTTTTTAGATGTAGGCAAACCATCATAGGTTGATAGGTGTTCTTCTTTATTGATATAAAACTTTGGATCAATCTTAATCAACGCCCTATTAAGAGCGTCATAATGGAGATCGCGGGCATCTACCAAAACACCATCCATATCAAAAATAACTAATTTAATCATAAGCTCTACAAAAATTTAGAGTCAGTAATTGGGTTAGTGTTGTAATACTCAAAATACCACGATATCGTTTGCTTAAGTCCTTCCGCAATATCATAATTTGGTTTAAAGTCAGTTGCAGCCCTTAACTTAGTTAAATCTGGGCAACGTCTTTGCACGCAACCGTCCGGGGCTGGTTTGATTTCAAACTTGGGATCATATTTATATTGGCTGACTACTTTTTCTGCCAAACTCATTATTGGCATTTCATCTTTGTCGTTTCCAACGTTAAATATTCCCCCTGCATCACTCAAGGCCAAATTCATCGTGGCACGAACAGCATCGTCAACATAACAAAACGATCTAGTCTGTGACGAACCGTAAATATAAAAAGGGTCTTCCTTAAAGTGAGCCCTCTTTATAAATTGAGGAATAACGTGTTTGAACCCCATTCGAGGTCCATAAATATTATTGTATCTAATAATCTGAAAGTCTAAATCATACTGATTAGCAAAATTAGCAACAAGAAGCTCACCAGTAATCTTGCTTCCACCATAGGAATACCTTGGATTAAAAATATCATCAATACATAATCCAATTGTCTCAGGGGTTGGAATTAAATCCTCTCTAAATTTAAACGTACAAGCATATGTTTCTGATGAGGAAGAGTAAATAAATTTTGCAGGGCACCCACTAAAATATTCCAGTAAGTTCATAGTAGACAAAATATTTACCCGCATTACATCATATGGAATTGTATAAAAGTTCTCAGTCCCATTGATCGCAGCCAAATGAAAGACAATATCATAGTCCTTATCAAGCTTTATAATTTCATCAATTTTAGTTAAATCACATTTAATGTATTTAGCGCCCCGTGAAATTAAATTATCAATAAACTGATCCTTAACTCCTCTCAAATTATTATCGCAAATATGAACAATATTCCCATTGTCTAAAGCGTGAGAGGCTAAGTGTGCTCCAATAAAACCGCTACCACCTGTAATCAATACTTTCATTAAACCCCCCTTCCTCTGTGTTTACAGACAAACATAAGCTTGTAATCATTAGTATTCGCCCTTTTATTAATATCATATGATTTATTAATTTCTAAGATTTCAAAACCATATTGATTTAGTAGTTCTTTCAAAATGTGTGGAGTCCACAAAGAATGTTTTAAATCATAATTAAATTTATCAACAAGTTCTTTATTTTCATACACTTCCACATAGTTTTTCATTACAACTTCGGACTTAAATAAGTCCGTATTTGCAATGCATTTTGTTTTTATTTTAGTATTGCCCTCAGAATACCTTTCTCTAGTTGATGAATGTGGTGGGTCTTTAATGGCAGCAATACCATTCCAAGCATCAAAAACAAAAACCCCACCTTCTTTTAAACAAAAAGAAATTGCACCCAAGCAATTATTCAACTCCTTTAAAGTAGTTAAATGATTAACTACATAGAACATACTCATTGCCAAGTCGAACTTGCCTAAACGTTCAATTAGTTCACTTCTCTCATTAACAAATTCACACGTCTCACATCCATTCAATTTTTCTTTAGCTACTTTAATCATATCAGAGGATTGATCATAACCCAGAACACTTAACTTCTTATTTTCAGACAGATACAAGGCGTGTGTACCAGTACCACACCCAAAATCCAAAACAGTTTCAAGTGGACTCGATGAGTGTTTCTGATAAGCTTCCAAAACATACTCAACTTCCCGTGAATAATTCTTTTTTGCAAAAATCCTATCGTAATATTTTACAAAATCACCACGATAACTCATTAACCAATCCTCCAGTATGAATCAGAAACAATCTGAGGACTGAATCTGTAATCGTCTTCCTTTGCTTCCTCAAATGCGAGATTGCTTAGAAAAACAATATTTGTGTTCTCTTCAAGGCTTATCCAGCCATTTGCGTGCTCATTTGGAATAACAAACACAGCAGGAGAACGAGCACTTATTACAGTTGTCTTAATAATAGAAGAATCACGCTCTATTTGTTCTTCAATGGATCTTGCTAATTGTTGTTCTGCTAGTTCAACTGGCATACCACTAAAATCATTTTCTTTCCAAAATGTAGGAGAAAGCTTTAAAGATATAAACTTGGCTGCGCCTGTTACAACTGAATATATCTTCCATTCTTTTTCGTGATAGTGTATACCCCGCTTTACTCCTCTAGCGAAGTTACCGACCAAACACACACGATTAATTAAGCTAGTTTCTATTTCATCAGTTAGTGGCGTTAAGTAACCACGGACATCACTTAGTGTATTGCTTTTTAAAACAGTCGCTTCTTGCAAATCACTATTTATTTTCATAGTATCCTCGAATTACTTGACAGACGTATTGTATCTGCTCATCAGTAATACTAACAAATGATGGTAAACATATCCCATTATCATATGATTTCTCCGCTACTGGGAAGTTCTCACTGTGATATCGCTCATCACTAGACCAATCTTGAAAGGCAGGTTGTTTATGTAGTGGATAAAAGAACATTCTTGGCTCTACATCATTTTCTCTCATATGCTCCATTAATCCTGCAGCTTCGTTGTTTCTAGTCTTTAGAATAACACGAAATGGCACAAATGGATATACCTCTCCTGGTGGTTGGTAAACCTCTACCTGCTCAAAATCAGAAAACAATTCTGTATATCTGCTATGAATAATATTTTTCTTTTCAACCAAACAATCAAATTTCTTCAACTGTGCCAAGCCAATAGCGCACTGAATATCTGTCATTCTAAAGTTGTATCCCATTTCTGGGTGTATAAACGAACCCCTGTTTCTTCTACCTTGGTTTCTAAGAAATAGTAATTTATCATACACTTCTTCATCATTTGTTGTGACAAAACCACCCTCTGCTGTCGTCAGGGTTTTATCTGCGAAAAAGGAAAAACACCCAACATCACCAAAACTACCACAACCTTTATTATCCCACTTGATTCCCAAAGCTTGAGCAGCATCTTCAATAACTAAAAGATCGTGTTTCTTGGCAAAACCCATAACATTATCCATATTTGCAGCAAATCCAAAAAGATGCACGGGCATAATTGCTTTAGTTTTGTCGGTCAATACACGCTCGCAATCTTCTACATTAATTTGTAGATTCTCACAAACATCAACAAAAACAGGCTTTGCTCCTAAGAACTCAACAGAAGTTGCAGAGGCAAAAAAGGTAACGTCTGGGACAATTACTTCATCTCCAGGTCCAATGCCAATAGCTTTTAGGCCCAGAATGAGAGCCATCGTGCCATTTGGTGCGTAAACACCATATTTGACACCAATCAAATCACATAATTTTTGATTAAATTCTTTTGCCAATGGGCCCTCAGTGATCCAATTTGTTTCAAAACATTGCTTAATTGCTTCATACTCTTCCATTCCAACGAATGGCATAAACTGTGGTACTTTCATTTCTTCCTCACTAAGATGTTTTCATCATAAAAATATAAATAATCAATATTCGTTTTCAAAAAACAATTTACTGCGTGCTCTGGTGTTTCACAAATTGGTTCTCTATCATTAAAACTAGTGTTTAACACAATTGGAACACCAGACTTATCATACCATTTTTTAATGAAATTGTAATACCACTCATTATCATTTTCTGTAACAGTTTGTAGCCTAGCGGTCCCATTAAAATGAACTACAGCTGGAACCCTTGTTGCCATTTCTTCCTTAAATTTAAGAACCATACTCATATATGGACTATCTTTATCCTCCGTAAACCATTTACCAACCTCTTCTCGTAGGATAGATGGGGCAAAGGGCCTAAACCATTGTCTGTGCTTTACTTTCTCATTAATAATATCTTTCATTCTTATATCACGAGGATCGGCCAAAATACTCCTGTTACCTAGAGCCCTTCGGCCTGATTCCGAGCCACCTCCGAAAACTGCAACGATGTTTTGTTTATACAGTAGTTCAATAACCTCATCAGAGGTAGCAAATTTGTGTTCAATATTATTATATCTTTCTAAAGTTTCTTGAATATTAGAATATTTAAAACCAAGATAAGGTGTAAAATTATCCTCCCACTTAATACGTGGATTATCTAAAACTTGATGCCACAAGTATTGTGCTGCTCCAATGGCTAAACCACCATCGTGAGGTGTGGGTGTAATATATATTTCTTCAATTTGTGGAAACCAATCAAACATCTTGCCAACAGCGACAGAGTTCAAAACAACCCCACCTGAGAGGCAAATGTTCTTTGTATCACCTACTTGCTGTAAAATATCCGACAATAAGCTTTTAAGATATTCCTCTGTTGCTACCTGGAGACCAGCTGCCAAATTAAATGCCTCTTTCTTCGATGTTTTAGCTAGTTTGGCCCATTTGTCCAAATAGGGGTGAGGTGGATCGTTTCCTAAATTAGCACCTGTAGGTTGTCCAGGTGCTCGTCGAGATGCTTGATTTAAATCCTGCCCCAGCATCCTTAAAAAATCATTTTTATATTTATTTTCGTCTCCTATCGCTGCCATCGCCATAACAGTGCCAGCTTGATGGCCTCGGGGCCAGCCTGACTGTAGTCCAAACACATATCGAGTGCATCTTGTCCATATTCCACCAATGTTTATTTGTTCAATTGGGAATGAATGGATGTGTTCTATTTTATTTCCTTTGCCTTTCCACACAGTAAAAGCAGATACAAAACCCTCTTCTGTTTCGTGACCGCCGCCATCAATCGTAATAATTAATGATTCGTCTAAATTACTAGAAAAGAAGGCATTTGCTGCGTGACATTGGTGATGTCCATAGACGTGTAAATTGCCGCCATTCTTTTCTAATATTTCTAATGCCTTTTTATAAGATTGCTCGTGTTTTTGGAGCCTTGTAATAGAGTGACAGGTTGCAAAGTGTTTAACATCACTATAATCAGAAAATTCATCAAACAAAAAATTAATACTGTCACCTTGTGGCTCTTTCTCTCTGATATATCGTTCATACTCTGCGTGAACTAGTGGTTTTCCATCTTCTAAAACACAAAATGAGCAATCGTGACCAGACCAAACTCCAGCTATCTTCATAATCTTTTCCTTAATAAATTATTTCACAGGGGACATTTTCTTTTTCAATCGGCCAACGAATTGGGTTTTTCTTCCAGTTACCATTTTCATCAACTGGCATTTCCCAATCTCCATTTGGGCTGGCTACCTCTTCAATGGATAATGGTCGTTCATTCAAAAATTTAAAATCATTTTGTTTGACCCATTCATAATATCTATTATCAGTCAAAGCCTCCCAATATAGTCCATACCTAACATTACCCCTGACTCGACCCATCGTACCTCTTGGATCCGTGTAGATTGCTATTGACACAGGGAACCAAGGAACATAAACCTTTTTACTACCATAAAAAACCTGATCTGCCATAACAGAAAAAATATCTTCTGCATTGCTTTCTTGATCAATATGCCACGCTCCAATTTTATCGACATACTCTCTTCTGTAAAAACAATCTCCAGCGCCGGGAATTATCCTGCCAGCTTGAACTGCAAATGTGGCACCATCACCAACAACAACTTTATCATACGAACGATGATCAAGTCGCACCTTTCTTTGGGCATCAAACATAGCAGCGAAAACATCTTCACGTTCTTCAAATAAAGAAACATACTCTTGCAACCATCCCTTCCGAATGAATTGCATATCACCTTGTAGTGGTGCTATAATTTCTCCTGTTGATGTTTCAAAAAACAAATTCAATGCAGCAGAAAACTCGTCGATAACATCTTGAATTTCTCCAATGTCTTTTTTAGCTTTTTGCCTATGATCCTCTTGATTTATAACTGCCCACCCTCTATCCGCAAGGGTTTGTAAGTATTCCTGTGTGCCTGGTTCCTTGCTATTGTCATCAATACAAATAAATTCTATCTC